TAAAACATGGTACACGTGACATTTCTTTCTTTGTGCCTAAGCCAGATGAAGAAGTGAATACAACACAGGCAACTTTTGAAAAACGCCAAAGTACAGCTTTAAATTGGGCTAGAGGTGATCGTTATAGTGATCGTGTTCCATTAGAGTCTCTAACTCAGCATGAATTTACAAATGATTTTACGCACGGATTTAAATTTATTACGACTTCAAGTCGTTGGCAAACAGAAGCTGAGTACATTGTTATTCGACATTCTAATGGTTACAGCTTTGAAATCTACACCTCGAATTTACTTGAAGTGCTACGTGCAGATGGTTGCTCTAAAGGTGGAGAGCTTAACGGTAAGTATAAGATGTTTTACAACATGAATGGTAAGTGGAGTATCTTTTCTGAGGGAAGTTCTCTAGAGCCAGAAATGAACAAGCTTGATGCTGAAACTCGACAAGCTAATGCCAGTAAAAAATTAAATAAGTCAATCAAACTTGTTGAAGGTATGGTTGTAAGCCTACCTAAAGGTTACAAGGAAAATGATGTTGATTGGGTATACGTTGGTAGACATGAATTAGAAGCTGTTGGAACTGTTGGAGAAATTCATATTTTCAGCGTACCTAGAAAGCATAACACCTACCAAGTTTTCTCTAAAGGTATATACACGTTCTCAGGTGGAGGGTATGTATATGATGAAAAAGAGGTTTATGTTGAAGGTAAGGGTTGGGGTGCTGACGAAAGAGTAATCATTGGTGATACCGTAAATACCTCACAAACAACTGGAACATTAGATATGCCGAAGTTGTTGACTTTTGTCAGTACAGATGGGAGAATTGCACAGTACAAGAGTAAGTCGGTGTATATAGAACCAAAAGATGGTGGAACTGTGTTTAACCATGATGCTGTGAAAAGTTTTAAAGCTGGTGCTCTATATCAGTTCAGTGCAAAAGGATTTGACTATAGTGAAGTATTGCGAGAACATAATATTGACACTGCTCATCGATATGGAAGTAGTTACTATGGCTTAAGTCGGTACAAATACTTATTAAATTTCAAAGGCAAAGGTTTTGAAATTGGTGATCAAATTGTAAATGGCGGTGGGGGTATGCCTTTTGATCAGGTGAGTACCTACTGGGGATTTGAACAAATGAAAGATGTGAAATTAAAAATTAAGGAGTCAAAATGAGTCAAGTGTTTGAAGAAAAAGTTTTAACCGTTCTGGAAGACATTCGTAACAAAGCTGCAAAGGATAAGTTACTGATGGAGATTTCAGTATTGAAATACTTGCTGATGGAAAACGAAGGTCTAACCGAACCACAAGCCGAAGAACAAATTTTGGAAATGTGTAAGTTAGGACGAAAAGAATTCTACCAGCAATACTGGGAATTAGTGCGACATATTTCTGGTGAGGAAATTGAAAGTCTTGAAGAAGAAAACTAAGTAAGTTAGAATAGAGGCCACCGTAAGGTGGCTTTTTTGTGGAGGTTTGTTATGGAAAAAACTTTAAAGGATATCCAGAAGGAATTTTATTTAGAGAAAATTCTAAGTTCCTTGGGAGAAAATAAGAGTTGTTTCACTGAGGCTCGTGCACAAGGTATGCGTATGTGGTGGCATATGCCTTTTGGTGCACCAAGACGTAAATTAATTATGGAGTGGTTTAATCAAGATATTCGCTATGAGACCTCCAGTGAACCTGTAAGGTTGTGGATTAATATTAAATGGCAGTGGTACATTGATCAAGACTTGAAGTATCTTATTAAAAAAGGTAAACTAAAAATATGTAGAGAGAACCAAGGTAGTTCTAAGGGCAAAAAGCGCATAGGTAAATTTACAAGTTATTTAGTGCGAACTGGTAAGTAAACATGAGAGGTTGTTATGGAAAAGATAATTAAGGTTGGAACTAAAGTTACTTTAGAGAAGAGCAGTCGTTGGGCTATCATTGATGAAAATGGTGAGTCATCACCTTGGAACCCAATAGGTACTCATGGGCAGGTCATTTCAATAAATGACAAGCTGAGACTGTGCTTTGTAGTTAAATGGTCTAATGGTGAAACTAATTACTATAAGGCAGACGAACTGAAGGTTTTAGGTCAAACCACCCTTCCGAAATACCTTATCAAGAAAAATACTCTTTACGCTGATGAGTTCTATGGCAATATCGGTGAAGCAACACCTCTGGTTGGCACTGATAGATTACCTCTGTTTGTTGGTGATTTGGTTAAGATAGGCTTTAAAGACGATGTTCCTAGAATTCATCCTGTAGTTAAAACTAAGAAGGGTTACTTTGTTATGGGCTATAAGTCAGCAACACTAAATGGCAACACTTGGGATGATGTTAGTTATGAAAAACATGAATCATTTCATAAAGAACCTGATTACGGACCTAAATTTACAGTTCGAGACACACTAGATGGTGTGACTGGTGTTGAATAGGAATAGGAATAGGAGATTGTTGTGCACAAAGAAATTGTAATTGGGACAAAAGTAACCTTAAGTAAAGAATCTGAGTGGTGGAATGATGAGGGTATGTTCAACAATCCCCAAGGAATCGCTGGAGTAGTCATTAGGAATGAACTGGATGGTTATAAAGTATGTCATTTACCCTACCAAGTTCAGTGGGATAATGGTCAAAGAAATTCATACGATGCGGTTGATTTAAAAGTTCTTGGTCAAGGTTATAATTTTGGAGAACTATATACAAACATACATGGAGATATTTACCATTTAGGTAGAATTGGAACTTACTCAAAAATCAATCTATTTGAGCGTGGTCCACTTTATGTTGGTGATTTATTGGAAGTGCGTGACTTAAGAACTAATGAGTGTGGGATTGGTTCTTTGGTCTTTGATGGCGAACACTTCTTTATTTATGGTTGGAAGATTCTGTCGAGAAATGGAGACTGGGAAGATAAGCTTGAAGTAAAGTTGCACTCAAGATTTGGAGAGATACCTTTCTATGATTCTTGGACACTTGGTCAAGTACATTGGTGTAAACAGTTTGTGGAGGGTTTGCCAACATGGTAATAGTAGAGGGAGATCGGAAATTGTTCATTGGGGCAAAAGTCACCATTGACTCAAAGAGTATTTATTATGGGAATTATTATAGAAATCCATCAGATATTGCAGGTGTTGTAACTGGTATTGCTGCTGAGGATGAAGAGGAAGATGAAATCTGGTGGGGAGTTAAGTGGAGTAATGGTGAATCTAACACCTACCAAGATGGTGACTTAAAGGTTTTAGGAGTGGTGGTCGATGGCTAATAAATTGGAAGACTTTGAAATTGGCACTAAGGTAACAATAGCTAGGAACTCACAGTACTTCAATAATGAGGCACCTGAACACTCTTTTAACCCTTCAGGTATATCTGGTCTTGTTTGGAAAATATGGGACTTTTATGAAACAGGTGGTGATTTAAGGATTGGTGTACATTGGAGTAATGGGAAGTATAATGGATACGATGCTGAAGATCTGAAGATTCTAGGAGTGGTAGTTGATGAGCCGTAAATTATTTGTTGGTGCAAAAGTTACACTAGACCCTCTAAGTCCATACTGGGAAGAAAACTACCCAGACAACCCAAGAGGTATCGTTGGTGAAGTGGTTAGAGTGACACGTGAAAGTGATGATGAGAATATGATATGGTGGAAGGTTCATTGGTCTAATGGTAAATATAATAGCTACAGAAATGGTGAACTCAAGGTTCTTGGCACAGTAATTAAAGAGGAAAATTAAATGATAGATTTTTTATTAATGTTTGGTATTGCATCGTTCTATCTTTGCTTTGTGGTGTTATTTACGAAGGCTTGGATATTTTGCATCAAATTCATTCAAGATAAGTATGTGTTAGATTCTATCAGTCTTCTTTTCATAACATTTATACCAACGTTAATTCTATTTATGTGTTCTTTTTGGTATTGGGTTGTTATCACTAAGCACACAAAATTTATGTTTTAGGAAAATTATGAGGTATCTGTTGAGGATTGAGTTTTAGGTTAGTGGATTTTTATAAAAAAATTTTTAAGGTTGGCTTTTCGAAATTGAAGTTTTGGGAAGCCTTTCAAAATATCTGGTGGGGTTGTTCTTGAGGGTTATCCTTCGGGGTTGTACCTTTAGGGTTGTTCTTGAGGGTTATCCTTCGGGGGTTTCTTGAGGGTTGTTCTTGAGGGTTATCCTTCGGGGGTTCGACAACCCACTAAACCATGGGGGTGGCGGGCTTATTTTTCGGTCCTAAAATCCTAAAATATCTAGGGCCTATGAATATATTTGGGCCACTATAGCCATGAGAGATAACCCCAATGTATACCCCTACTACACACCGCCACTGTTAAACCTGAGCGATTCTATGAGGAAATAACCACACATGACATGGAGTATTTATAGGTAGTGCTAACACCCCACACATAAAACCCCTTAAGGCAAAACCTTTCTGATTTATTTTAGGCAATAAAAAAGGCCACCTATAAAGGCAGCCTTATTAGATAAAATTAATTATAGAGCTTCTATATAGCGTTCACTAACAACATACTTAAGGGCACCCGCTCCGATGTAGTCTAATGCCAATTCAATTAGAGCTACACTATCTACATCATCCTTACACTTAATAATTAATTCAGCTTCTGCTAGATAATCCTTAAAAGCACAAAATAGGACCTTATACCCGTAATCATCTTCTTTATGATATGCTTCAAATGATAACCCTTCATTTCCCAATTGAGTGATGACACTAGAGTATAAAACTTTGATATGCACCGTTACAGATTCTTGTGGGTTACTTGTAGTGCCTATGTCAGCATAGAAGCTACATTGAATTGATTCAGGTTTTGATCTCTCTTGTATAAAATCCATTTTAACACCCCCGCATAATTTCTTTTTTGAAAGCCTTTACAATAGCCCACACAAGGGCTAAACCGAAAAGGACTGATAAGAGTGTATCTTTAAGATTATTACCTTCAGCAACGGCACTATAGAATAACCCTAGAGCTACTACTAGGCCGAACGTGAAGAGAAAACCGCCTACATGCTGTTTAATACTCATTGTATTAATCCTTATATAGAATGTTGTTAATGTATACTACTTAAGATTACATAGATAGCAAAGTAAAATCAAAACCCGTGTGTCTATAGTTACGGCTTACATGCACCAACACATCACCCAGTAATGCAGTAGCCATTTTAGCTAAACTTTTAAATTTACGTAGAGCTAATTTTGTTTCTATGTTGTAATAAAAAGTCTTGTGTTGGCTAATAGCAGAATTAGCTTTTTTAGCAGCTACAATCAAATTGTCCACAATATTGGCAAATTTAGCGATTTTCATAAAACGACCATTTAAGGCATTTTTAACTAGTGTAACTTTACCATTTGCAACATAGATTATTGCTTGTGTTGTTTTAATTACAAGTAATTTAGCCATTTGGGAATCTCTACAATGTTTGTTGTTTCTAAGACTGATTATACATAAAAAATAAAAGACTGCAATACTATTTTTTAATTGTTTATCCAGACAATAAAAAAGCGCCAATGACGGCGCTGTAAGGTAAAGATAAAGTTTAGCTACTAATCATCTCATCATTTGAATAACGATTTTCTACATTATCAATTGCATCTATTACATTTTGTCTTTTCAATTTGTATGATGATACACTTACTTTAGCAAATGTTTCTAATCCGTCTTCATGACGACAAGCCCACTGCGACCAACTATTTAGATCTGTTTTGCAGTAGTAATATTTGCCATCTTTATTGAACGATTTAATCATTTTAAACACTCCAAAATTAAACTTAATATAACACTATGCTTTGCTAAAATACTTTTTAGCAGTTACATTTTCACGTAAAACAATTCCTATACTTTTAATATGCGAAAGTATCTTTTCATGCCCATGATTACCGAAGGAATAGCTCCCTGATAATTGCAACCAATAATCACCGTTATTGTTCACTGTAACCGTATAATAAACATTTTCACTATTGAATCCAAAAATTGTATTGCTGTTTTCACAATTAACCGTTTTAATTACTTCAATCATTTTCATATACTCCGATTTAATTAAGCAAATCTGTTCGATTAGTCATACCTACTCCATAAAAGCTACTAACAAAAGCATATAGGCATTTTACACCAGTTTTATTATAAACCTTCTCAATTGCATCTGCTTCAGATTTGGCACGTATACCATAAACATTTGCACCTATTTTTTCACTTTGAACAACATTGTAAAATTTCATACATATACTCACAATTAACTTTTAACAATATTGATTTTAGATAACATACTATAACTAGGAACATCACACAATAGAAATTGCTTATGTCCTTGTGATAACATCTCAATGAATGATTCATCACATGGCTTATATGATTTAATCACTTTCATGTTAGTAACTTTATGAGCACATATCGAAGTTTTACCTGATATAGGGCATTTATAACGGTTAATGATTAACATTGTGTTGTATCCTCATATATAGTGGTTTAATGTTGTATGACAATTCACACGGAATACGTTGTTATAATTCTCTAACTTTGTTTGTAAGTCTATAGCATCAGAACGATAAACTTTATTTTTAAGGTTGAATATACGCCGTTTACCTCCTTTATAAATCACTTCTATTGCAGTTACATCACATTTATTCATGTTAATTAGTGAGTATGTCATATCGTATTTCCCGTCTGATTTCATAAAAACATTATTAAGCGTAAATATAGTGCAACCAACACATGACATCGTTACTATTTTCGGGAATGTCTAGGTGCGACATAAACCAATCGTTTAATAAGTCAATGAAAGGTACGTTATGATCATATAAATCGTCATAAAAGCTTGAGTCATGAATAATCGTACCAATGTCATTATCTGTTAATAAATCATTAACTTTTAAGACTGAATTAATATTACTCAATATAACCTTTTTGCGGGTATCTTGATTGGTGGATAAATAATTGATAATTTCTTGATTGGTTAATTTCATACTGTATTGCTCCGATTAAATGTAAAAATTAAACTGTCCAACATTGTAAGTTAATGCGTTTTCCTTCAAGATTCCATTGGTGTCTGTATCGAGCAATAGCTTCTCTTTTAGATGATGCATAAACGTCTACACAATAAACTAAGCCATTATGAATGATCTGATAATGTTTCATGTTATGTTACCTTTATGAAATGTAATGGAATAAAAACTCCGAAAGAATCATTTAATATTGTGCATTATACTGTTCATAATACAATGCACGTTTTGTTTACCAGATTATTTTGTTAGCTTAAATTTCTTATAAGCTAAAGTCTCAACTTGTTTAAAATGCCCTTGTGACGTTCTAAACAAATTAGGATTAGAGAATCCACCTAACTTATAAAACTCTTCACTTGATATTTTAATGTTTTCATACATTAAGCCATTAAATGCTTTTTTCATTTTAAATACTCGCTATTAATATAATGCACGTATTGTTTACTATTGCTTAGTTTTCAACTTGTTCAAGTATGCCGTACAATGTGACATCTGAAACTGTTATTTGAATCATTTTAGATTTTACCCAAACAAGCATGCTTGAATCTGCAATGTCTATTTCGTAATCGTGTGGAATATGCCCTAGTCCTGATTCACCAAGATACATTTCGGTTAATTCTAAATTGCCAAAATCATAACTAAAGCATTCATCGATAGCACTTGCGATTTCTTTTACTATTTCTTGAGTAGCTTCATAATAAGCACCTGATAAAATGGCTTGCCCTTCGACTTCGATGCATTCTAAACTCGATTTACATAAGCTAAAATCAGGCATTTCATAATCAGTATTTCGTGCTAGATCACTCCAAACAATGTTATAAGCTTCGGCAGTCGTTCCAATTTCTGAAGGTTGGCAATATCCGTTTACCTCAATGTGATCAAGTAAAGCTTGTTCATTGTCTTGATGATAATCAAAACTAATTGAAGGTAACTGATAAATCTCAGATGCAACGGCAGATTTAATATATTCAAATGTATTCATGTTCGTGTTTCCTTTAAGCTGTTTAGCTTGTTGTTTACATATTAATGCAATCTAAGAATAAATTGCATTGTATATAAACTTTTATTCATCATCAAAATTAAAGTCGTATTCATCATTAAACTGTTTTTTAAGACTCAATTCGTCTTTTAAATGTTCAGCCTGAAAAGCTTGTTTGATTGTTTCCTCTTGCTCTTGGGTAAAATCAATAATTTCAATCGTGTTCATACTATGCCCTTTTTACATTTCATGAGAAGTTGAGGCGATTATGAGCAATTATAAAAACTATTGCAAGCCTTTTCTTCAAATAATTTTAAAATAATACTAAAAATAATCATAAATACATGAAAATAAAGATAATTTAATTGTTTATTTTATTAAATCTTTTATGAATACCTATAGAAAATCATTTATTTAGGTGAATTAAGCGCCGTCTTTTATCATTAACAGCAAGGAAATAGAGATTGTTCACCAGTGGAAAGGCTGAGATACACCATTTCATCTTTCCTATAAATAGAAACGCGCACGGATAACATAGAAAAGGGTTCGATGTCTACACCTTTTAGGTAATTTTTAGTAGTTTTTTTATTGCATTTATATTTTATAGATGAACCGAGGGGTTGACTTTAAAGGCTTCCAGAGGATCTACTTTTGAAGATGGATTTTTTGGGGGTGGAGAATATTTTTAGGGTCACTTTTTTGGTTTCGCACCAAATATAGAAATCTCAAATTTCAAAATTTCCAAAAATTTTTCAAAAATTCCTTGCTAACCTAGCTCAAAGTGCATCTCATTACCAAGCTCGTCCTTGCAGTGTAGGTGTATGCTCATATATAGGTGGCTGCGTAGCCCTAATACAAACAATTTGTGCATCAAGCTATAGGCTAGACGTTGATCTTCATATTTACACTCCGCATCAAGAATAACTCGACAATCAAACCCCATATTTACTGCTCTAGAAATGCACAAAGCATCCAGCTTATCTATTATAGCTACCACCTCATCACCACCATACCACTCAAATACATCATGATTCATAACAATTTCCCAAACTTTTCCTACTTTTTCGGATTTTTCCTACGATTTTCAAAATATCTAGGACTTTTAAAATATCTTTAAGAATATCCCCCTAGGATACCCTTCAGGGGACTTAAGATCCATCTATTGTAATTTAATTGCACCAACAATGTCAACTTTTTGGATAATGCCACCTAATCTAACCTTGAAGGCACGAATTGTAGGGTATAACAAGCTCAATAGTGGCAGAAGTTGGGCACAATGTTGCTCTACAATTTCGCCCTCAGAATTAGTGCGCCATACCTCAAAGTAATACTTTACTGGTTTATCCTCCAAATCTTCTTGACTTTCATCTGTCTTACTGATAATCTGACAATATACTCTATTGAGTCCCTTTACTGGTGCGCCGTTCGGGGAGTGCTTTAGCACAACCTCTTTGTATAGATTGTCTATGGATGCCTTGTAGGTAATGTTCATGGTATCCAGCACAATGTCAGCACTAATACGGGAAACTTTAGGGTCTGTTATTAAACCATCTAGGAGCACAATAATGTCAATTTCTTCTGTAGCACTGCCTAAGTATTTTGGGGAGTAAGCCAATGGGTTAGTTAGTGAGGCATTCGCCGAACGGCTCATTAAGGGTGTTTGAGGTAATCCCTCTAGGGTTAAATTGTGAGATTTTCGTACCTCTGATTTGTAGGACATAATTTCCTCCTCTTTAATCTTAAGGGAATCTTACCTGAGATTCTTTGAGGTGTCAATAACTAAAGTAACCCACCCTGTGTATATGTGAAAAAATATCGAAAGAGCCTTTACTTGACCTTTCAGGGAACCTGAAGGATGTCCCTAGAGGTTATCCCCAGAGGTTATCCCCAAAGGAAACCTGAAGGATATCCCCAGAGGTTATCCCCTAAAGAACCCCTAAAAACTCGCCACAGGGCTGTCTTTGGTCCATCTAAAATCTTGACACTCTTTCCTACAAGGAACCCCACAAACAAGCATACAACATTGACCTACAACATTGACCTACAAGGGATTACAACAACATTACAACCTTTGATAGAGTGCTAAAAATAACAAGAGAAACAACAAGAGATAAGACAAGAGAAACTACAAATATAATCTACAAAGTGAAACCTACCTTGAAGGATTCCCTTAAGGATACTCTCAAAAATAACCCTCACCTTTTAATATATTGTGAAGGATAAGATTGAAGGATAAATTAAGCATAGCCTTCAAGGTTTATTAACTACTTGATAAAATAGATATTTTTAAAACACACAAAAATTAAGGTTTTCTTATATTTATGAACTATATAGGAATACATTGTGGTAATTACAAACAATTTACAAAATAATTTTAAATATTTATCTAATTGTTTAAGAAATACACAAATATGCCATATAGGTAGTAATATAGGTAGTTATATAGTTGTAATATTAGCACACAAACTTTATTACCTTAAAAGACAATACCTTAGTTAATTTTAGTTTAAATAATGAACAAACGAACTATTGACAAGGTTTTTAAATATTGACAAATAAACCCTTATGTGGTATAGTTTTAACTTAAGCACAAAGAATCTACCTTGATGGAATCCCTAGAAGTAGTCACTTCAATTTTCATGTTTACTACCCACAAACAACAAAGATACCAAGTAGGCAATGCTAGAGGTATCCTCAAAGGTAGTACTTAAGGTAATATTTAAATAATTCCTTAAAACCACAATACTTCATCCTCTATTACTTAAACCTCCATTCCAACCAACTCTACAGGAACCATAGCATATTCCACCTCAGTGTTATAAAAAACAATATCACTTAAGGTGTAATCGGGATTAGTTCCTTTAATGAATCTACCATTCTTGGTCACATCTATGACTTTAAACACAGTACCTACAGGTATCTCTCTACGGACACCATCTCGCCTACTCATGTCCCAACCTTTAAAGATAACCTTTTCTTGTTGTGGTGCTGTTATAATAATTTTAACATCCTTTGGGAGATAACCTACTGGTTTATCTTCAGAACCGAGGCTGAATAAACTTTCAAAATCCACATTGGGCATAAAATCCTCCTAAAACTTACAATTTCTATTAACTACTCTATTTACTGCCCTAGTTAACACTTTAATTACTACTCTACCCCTACTCCCTACTTTATCCCCTACTCCAATTTGGAAACTTCATAATCCAAAAACTCCATTATTGTAGGGTCTTTGTCGGGTAATTTATAGTGCCATAGTGGGTTTTTTATGTAAATCTTAGCAACAACACTTCCATTCCCCATATCAACCTTTTTTATCTCTACAATTTTCCCTACGTGACCATCGTAAATACCATAATTATTCAGGAATTGAGATCCATAAAGGGATATTCTCACCCTCTCACCTACAGAAAATACTTCGTACTGACACTTCTGGTGATTAAATCGACTATGTACAGTCTGAGAAATTTCATAAGGTTTTTCTGGCTCTGGTTTTGGTATAGGTGGTATTTCTGGTATCTTAGCACTCATAACTAATTCCCCTTAAGGCATTCTTCGTAAATATCACATTCAGATAAGTATACAAGATGACAAGGTGATTTACAATCAAGAACACCTTCGTGCATGTTTTCCCACTTAGGGTTGTGCACAAGTAATAGCAACTCATTTGCTTTGAAGCTAGATTCACATTTGAGTATTTTACCTACATCACCTTCAACAATACCTTCTGCACGAGAACGGTCATCAGGATTAACAATTACAACTTTGGTGCCAATTTCTGGTTCTTTCATAGAGATTCTTCCTTATAAGTATTCACAATCAGCTTAATTTGATTTAGACCCATCACTCTGCCGATTTCATGATCACGGATATTCCATCTTGGATTATTACATCTTAAATGATCATTTCCTACATAAACCACTTTAGCCACATCCCCAACCTGAATTCCAAGGAATTTGTCAAGCTGATGAGGATCAATTATCTCAACCTTATCGCCAACTTTTATTGTAGGCTCTTTAGTTTGTGATGGGACATCCCAATAATAACATTCAGTCATCGTTCAAACCCTCAGATTTATTTAAGACCTCAAATTCACTGTTAAAGAATCCTGTTGAACCTTTACCCCACAATGGATTCTCAGCAAAGCACCCAGCAGGGTAAACCTCAACAACTTTACCAACATGTCCTATTTCTACTCCTGTGGCATCACTTTACTTATCAAGAGAGGTTATTTTGATTTTATCACCAACTTTTGTTTTCATATCGAATCACCTCAAACTCACTTCTCCAAAGTATTATAAACAAACCCCCATATCCAAAACCCCTCTGCATACCATCGTCACAACATTTCCACTTTGGATTATATGCCAGATATGTACATGGCTTGTTGTCAACTTTACATACATGTACGATCTTTCCAATATCACCATTAAGAGCATTCCTTGCAATAGAAACACTGTCAGGTTTTGTTATAACTATCTTTGAACCTACAACAACCTCTGATGCATCATATTCACCTTTTGCATAGCTTGACACACCATAACCATCCCACATTTCCATTATTCAATCACCTCATACTCACTGCGACACAATATCACACAAGGTCCCTTGTATGTAAATGCATCGTGATCCCTCTCTTTATTTTTCCAATCAGGATTGTATGCTAGTATACTGTAACCAGAACCATGAATTCTCCCCACTACTTTCGCCACATCGTTTTCTCTTACGTTGTAGGTGCTTCTGGATATGCCATCAGGGTTGTTAACCACTATTTTAGCACCATCTACAGGTAGACCTTCATTATACATTTACACCCCCAGATTTTACACCAACAATCTCCACCATGCATTTCTTAGGATCAACAATTACACAACCCAAACCAAGTTCATCTTTCGCAGTGATCCATTTAGGATTGAAGAGTGCTAACTTCTCAACACCATCCTCATTAATCAATTTGGTAATTTTTGCAACATCACCAGCATGAAAACCTCTGTATTTCTCAAAATAAGAAACATCATTAATGGTTACTCTCTGACCAACTTGATAAGTCACCTTCTTATTTGCAAGGTTTACATCTTCGTGCCACTCTTTAAATCTATCTCGCATGATATCCTGTGGAGAACCACCTTTAAACATACTTAAGAAGTTTTTAAAGGCAACACGAAAAAAGCGAGCTACAGAAGTAGTCACTTTATTGCAAATAGATGATAATTTTGAAGTTTTTTGAGATTGTTGAAGTTTAGTATACTTAAAACGTTTAGCCATTTTAGCACCTATAATGCTTGGTTGATTAATAGGTGCATACTATCATTTCTTGAGGGTTTGTGCAAGTTTTCAATGGAAACTTAATTAGAATTTACGTATTCTATGAGAATAAGCCCAGAAGGATGTACTCGGATTACAAAGTTGTACAAGCAAATCGTCACCATCTTTTCTGATTTCTTTTACTTTCATAACATAACCTTTTTTATAGGTGTTGTAATCTTGATTAAGCATTACCCTATCACCAACCTTCAGTTCTTCATCTTCAGGTATTGGATTAAAGACATCATCAAATGAAACCCAATGATATTGATCCTTAATTAGCTCTCTTGTGTTGTCACCATACGGGGCATCTGGAGTAATAATAATTACACCTAAAGGATTATACACCACAACCTTATAGATACCATTTTCTACAATACCATACTGATTGTCAGAACCCACTAACTTATCAACTTGCACCCAGCCATAACCTTTAGGGCGACATGAACCATTACCTGTAGGTTGTTTTAAGGATTTGTACTTAGGGTTTTCTACTTGCTTACTCACGACTTAACCTCCAATTCTTTCTGTACTTCTTATAGAGATGTACCATAAATGACCTGCATATTTTAACCTTACTTCATCCTTGATCCTACAACCATTCTTATCAAAACAGTGAGTTGATGCACTATGTCCTTCTATACGTGGGTTGTATATAACAATATCATCTGTACCACCATAGCCTATCACCTTGCCAATATCTCCAGTTTTCCACCTACCATCTCCACTAATCACCCTTACTTTACATCCAATAGGGAATTTATCTTTTGGAACAGCAACCATTTATACCTCCACATTTTATCTATAGGTATACTACACCTTCTTAACCATGTTGTAGCTAATATACCAGCAACTCTCTCGGTAGTTTCTCTCAAGGTAGCCTTGATCAACTTCTTCATGCAAACCATTTAAACATAAACCATTCCCTGAATGTCCTAGAATGTCAGGGTTGTATAGTAACAAACCATATCCCCATCGGCTATAGCCAAGAACTTTACAAACTAATTCTTCTCCATTCCCCCCATAACTAAGATTATTCCCATTACATATAACCTTCGAACCTATTGGATATTCTCTAGCAATGTCTTCTAGCCCTTCTAAAATCATTAATTACCTCGCAAATCTTCATATTTAACATACCAACAATGGTTACCATAAAGATCTTTTATCTTTTCCCCAGAAATTCTAGATGCTGTTTGATCTACACATCTTCCAGTACCATTATGACCAATTATTTCTGGATTATAGACTAAAATCGAAGTTCTGAAAGCAGAATAACCAACAACCTTACAAATCATTTCAATTGAAGACTTTTTGTGCCCTAGATATCTCCCTACCAGCTTAGAGCCGATAGGATACTTCTTAATCATCTCTTGACGATCCATGATTATTCCTCAATTAAATAAGGCTTTAAGATCTCCTTCATGGCATTTAAAGCATCCTCTTTACCATTCACCGAAGGGAATACCACCATATATCCTTCATCTTGGTGCACATGTTCGATTAGCTTCTTACCTTCCTCACTGTGTGACTTGATAGATCGACCTAAACCGTAACCTACACGTTTCCCCAGTAATTCAGCTTCATAAACAATTGTGGTGAAGATTACTGAACGGAAGAAACCTGCACGGCAGAAGATTGCAGCAAGCTTAGGCACATCCAAGTATTCATCAAAGTCCTTAACAGTTGTGCAATTGTAGCCATAACCATCGTCATCACGGGTTAAATCTTCAGTCATTTGGTTAGCAATGATTCGAACATTATAACCAGCTTCAGTCATCACATCACAAACTTTCAATGCCACTGCACCACGCCACCCTAATGCCTGTGAGGAAACGCCACAGTTATCACCAATGTTAATTAGGAGGGTGATGTTTTTCATACCACCATCATGCATATCACGTTTGGTATAGGTCCATGCACGATCCAATTCACCACGATATACTGCATGAATATCTAAAGTATCACCGATAGGCCCTTTATGGCGTTTACGTTTACGTGACTCAACCTTAACTTCTGGTGCTTGAATTTCTTCAATCTCAATCGCTTTGATTTTATCACCATGAAGCATAGTTTGTTCAAAGTGACGTTGATCACTAAAACCTGTCCAATCAGTACTATGATGACCACCACGATACTCTGAAACCTTACCTTTATTGTGCTTGAAAGGGATGTCCACATCATATTTTTTATAGTGGTCCATAGCATCAGAAACATTTCTATATTTAACGATCGCCACTTTACCGTGCAAACCTTTAACATTTTCAACAGATTTATACATTGAGATATCCTCTTATTGAGCTTAATAACTAAGTAGATTCTAAACAAATTCTATTTTTAAATCAAGTAAAATTTATTCAAAATAAAACCCCTAAAGGAATTCCTTTAGGGGTTTCTTGGGAAGTTTTTGTTATAAATCAGTTTTACGTCTCTCGTCATCAGACCAACCAACAAAGAAGATATCTTTTACTTTCTGCATTGTTGCATCAGTATTTTGTAACAACTTAGTTGCATCGATCATGAAACGTGTTGACATCACTCGGCGTAAACCACTTTCCTGAATTCGAGCACGTACTTGCCAAGCCCATTCACGAACAGCTTTATCAACAACTTTTTCTTCAAGGAGCTTGTCGTAATCCATTTCCATCAAACCTAAACGGAAACGGTCAAGTGTTGATTCATCCAATCGTTCACGACCAGAGTACATTAAGTTAGAACCACGACCAAATGTGTTACATGCGCCAACACAAATGAAGTCTTTATGTCGTTTAACTTCTGTATTACCTTTACGTTGTGGAACAGTAATTTTACCGTTTGCTAATGCTTGGTTGATGATCAATAAGATAGATGGGTCAGCAGCATCCATTTCATCAAACAAGAACACACCACCATTTTCGTAAATTCGAATGAAGTCACTTTCATGGTATTCAAATGCACCACCATCAACAGGTAACAACCAACCAGTAATCACTGATTCAGACATACCAGAGCTACAAGAAATTGATGAGAAGTCAAGCTGTAAAGACTCTGCAAGTTGTGCTGCAAGGTAAGTCTTACCAGAACCAGCAGGACCAACTAACATGATGTTCTTTGTTGCATTTAAGCGTTTTAAAGCTTCTGCAAGCATTACGTGAGCAGTACCAATTACAGTTGTCTTCTCACCAAACTTCACTTCAAGTGGTCGTGGAGCTTGCTCAAGCACAGTTTCACGGATAGTTTCAGTGATCTTCGATTGCATCTCTTCAGAGCCTAGGTTTTTATCAACCATCTCTTGGAACATCTTCTTAAGATTGTGAGAGAATACTTCACTTTCTTCAATTCCATCCACTTCTGGTTGAGATTGATCACCAGCACCAACCTCTTTAAACAAATCAAATTCACTTCGAATGATCAACACATTGTGATCTGGATTGATAATAGTGTCTTGACGATCTGGGAAGTATGCATAAGCAAAAACATCACCATCATCATCTTTGCTGTAAGGTTTAATAATAGCATCTTTAATGACTTTATTTGTCTTAGGGTCACTAAAACCAGTTGTGAACATGAAAGCTGGATCTTTAGTGTTGATTAACTGGTAAGAATGACCAATAAGTAAATCCATTAATATCTCCTAGATAGTTTGTGCACCAATGTGCTGTTTATTCAAGTATTTCATTAAGAACTTTGTTTGCTTGTTCTCTATGAGGCTTATGTTAGTGGGTTTTAATTTTCCTGTCAACAACTTTTTAAAATTATTTTCAGAGTTTTTTAAGTTGGTCATTTTTCATATTGACTATATCTTGTTTCCAATCAGGGTTTCTACAATAGTACCAATTTCGATCCCAGTGATCTTGTTCAACTACCTTGGCTACATCTCCAACCTTCACCCCAAATCTAGTATCTGTTACTGAAACTCTTGTGATAACTACTTTATCACCAATATTATATCGCATAACTATCCTACCTTCTTGATTTGGTATTCTCTCATAGGCATGAAACCGTCTACCCATTCAGGATTTTCACATTGAATCCAAAAAGGACCTCTCACCACAGTGACTTTTGCTACATCACCAACCTTGATATTAGCTTCCTCATCGGCAGCTAAAACCTCTATCACCTCTACTTTATCACCTACTTTAAACATCACACAATCTCCAAAAAGTAAAACCACATTAAAGTGGCTTCAGTTCATTATCCAGACGATCCCATTCACAAGAATGTGTAGGCCAACCTCCACCACTTTCATCATCAACATAGCACCAACGACCTATTTGATCCTTAGCGTAGTATACCACCTCATTTCCTTGAATTTCATAATGTGTAGCATATTTTTGTGCACGAGAACGAATTTCCCCAATCGTTAAACCTTTACCTGTATCTTGATTAAAATCCACATTCACTTGTGCACCTCACATTTTTCAATTTGGTAGGATAGCATTGTTCTATTTTGACGTTGTAACCCTCTATAATCCCATTCGGGGTTGTGACAATAGGCAGCTCCATCTAGATCTCGAACTGTGACAACCTTAGCTATGTGTCCAACACGTATACCTCTTTCATAGTCAGTAGAAACAAGCTTTGTGACAACAACTTTATCACCTTCTTTGTATTTAGCCATAATAACTCCTACAAATAAATTTCTTGGTGTGAATGATATTGCCAATCATTTAAGTGATCTACAAGACTACTATCAAACCAAGCACTAGGTTGATCTTCACAGTAATACCCAAAATCTTTTTTCAAGTACAACTTATACATTGCCCTATCACCAAACACCGTAAAACGGACTACTACAATTGGTGCCTTGAGGTTTTTTACATCTAGTATTGCTTCTGCCATTACTTCACCTTCTTTAACTGTCGGGGGACCATTCGCCTTAATCCATCAATTAATCTATTCCATTTTGGATTATAACAGATAATGTATTGATCACCATCATCATAATCTTTTACTCGTTGGACCTTCGCAATATCCCCAACTTTTATACCAAGTTCTTCATCTAAAGCTATTAGTTTGGTAATTTCAACTACATCACCTACTTTGTAATATCCCATCAAAATCTCCTAGAATTCTAAATAGTGTAGTTTAGCATTACTGATATATTTTTCAATGTTTTCTTTACCAACAGGATTTTGTGAGTGCACAACTACATGGAGATGTTGGAGGGAAATTTCGTTCTTAACCATAAAGTCAACCAACCATTTAATGAAAGTATAACCTGTAGACTCTTCCTCCCCATCAAAATCCTGAAGGTCATGGTCTAAGGAAAACAAAGTATTTTCCCAGTCAAAGTATTTCCCATAATGTTTAATGTATGAGATTAAACGAGAAGCTGAACTTTGGGAGATGACATAAGCACCAGACCACTTAGAGTTATCCATTTTAGAATAATCTAACCAAGTTACATCTTGGATTACTCTTTCATCATCTAGGAAAATAATTTGTTTCATGGTATACCTTTAAAATTTAGTTAACAAAGAAGCTTTGACATTAACATCAAACTCCCATTCTGGATTATAAACCCTGTAAAATAAACAACCTGCATATTCAAATTTATCTTTTATCTTACCAATATTCCCACTAAAAACTTTCTTTGGATTAAATAGTACATTCCATACAGGTGAGAATTCAATAACTACACGGTCACCCTTATTGAATTCACTCATATTAATCTCCTAGGGATTCTTGTATCTGCCACAACTCCCACATGATTTGTGGGTGATCACGGTCATATCGCTGTTCTTCCTCCAACCAAACTAATCGTTGGAATTCCACATTCCTTCTGGACCACACTTCTTTGAAGGCTTCTTCAAATTTTTCTCTAGATTTTTTAATCCCCATCTTCATCTCTCCAGATAAATTCTTCATGGTCTTCAATATTGAAATCCATATCAAAGCGTGTGTAGATAGTTTTATCAAAATCCTCACCAAAAATCAAGAAGGAAAACTCGTAGGTGATTTTATTGAAACTGTGCACATTGAGACTTGATATTACCCTAGTTCCCAACTCTACCTCATCTTTTCCACCAATACGCTCTTCATTAAAAAATGTCATTTCAATCTCCAGCAAGGAAAGTCATGGTAAGGAAGTATCTTAACCTCTTCAATTAATCCTTCCTTTTCCATACCTTTTAAAAACTTCCTAAATTTGTTTAAAGACATACCTTTAGATCTAACCTGTAGGGATCTGTACATAGGTCGTATGTAAGAAAAACTGTAGGTCCTTAAATAGTTCAAAACTAGTTGTTTGTCCATTCCTGTGTTTCCTGTTGTTGAGCTTCATGCTTTTTGTAGTTGTCACAAGCATAAATTCTCCCACCACTTGCATAAAATCGCGTTTCTCCATCACACTGAGCCTATTTAGCTTTATTTTGAGATAGTGCACAGAAGTACAGGATTAATATGCTACAAGCTATAGCAGCAACAACAGTCCATTTCTCTTTCATTTAAAAACCCTCATCCAAACAAGTTATTAACTTCACCAGCATAAATAATCTTAATCACCTCGATGGTATCCCCATAATTGAATAAATCATCTAACAGTGCGAGTATACTTTGAACAACACTATCAGTGTATTCATCATATTCAATATCTTCAAGTTCCATTTCATCAAGGGCTGAGAACAGTTTATACTTCTCAATCATTCTTAGTGCAAATTGATGTTGTGGTATATTTTTCATATAACCAACACCTTGCCAGTTTTTTAAGAAAGTTGACTCTTCGAATTCATTGAGGTGTTCTTTCAATGTTTCCATCAACATGTCGAAGTTGACTTCTGGAAAACCTTTAAAAAGAGTATCTTTATGAATACAGATCATTGAGGTATCTACCTCATGAAGCTTACCCACTGGGGATTTTGACCCCTCAGACATTTCAACATATACAAAAGTTGTCATAAAAAATTAACCTTTTGGTTATCTATTAAATTTAATTTTAACAAAAAAATACCCCTAATGTCAAGCACTAGGGGTTTGATTTAAATTTTCAAGCTCAATTTTGGTCTGTTATTAAATACTTAATATAACCACTTTGGATGTCATCTTCAACATCACATAAGGCATCCATCAGCTTACACATGAATGATTGATGTGGTTCAGACTGTTGATCATCAAAGTAAAATCTAACTTCGGACAATTTAAAGCAGAATCTCTTCTTTGGATATCCTACAGGGTGCCCCCAAACATAGCGATTTGAAATTCTTGTAAGTAGAAATTCAGAATCTTTAAACTTATCCTTGTCAGGACCTTGATGGATAATACCTTTAAAAGCACAACCCAACATTCTCTTTTTTAAATAAACTTCCAACATATCCAAAGAAATTACTCCTTATATTTAACAACTTCTATATCACAACGCCTCAAAACATCCAGCCCTGAAGGATCACGATAATCCTCAACATAAACCAACCGCTTTACACCAGCAGAAACAAGCATAGAGGCACAATGAGCACATGGTGATAGCGTTACATAGACAGTAGAATTAACTGTGCTAACTCCTTCTCTAGCAGCCTTTAAAATACAATTCATCTCTGCATGAATAACTGTAGGTTTAGTTATTAACTCACCTGTGAGAACCCATCTAGGTGGCTGTCCAAATACACTCTCTAAAACTACCTCTTCAATCTCCAACTTGTTTCCAAGCTGTTTAGGTAGCCCATTAATTCCAACCAGAAGGTTACCTTGTTGGGTCACCAAGATTGCTCCAACTTTAGCTCTAACCCCATGAGAGCGTTTCTTCAGGGGTTCTAGCATTTCAACGTATAGTGAATCAGTCTGTTTCTGTGTCGGCAAGATAACCTCCTGTTCTTTCCTCTTCTTCATCCCACCAGTGTAGTGCATCATCAACACGCATAACAAAGATGAATAGTAGTATTACATCAAAAGCTCCTAGTAAAACATCGTAGAATTCTTTTAATAGTATGATTCGAACAATTGTCCACAGTAATGATAACACAAGTAAAATCGACAAAGCACCATATATAAATAGAAATCTCATATGAATTCCATCAATCAATCTCATGTTTTTATAGCGTGATTGTTGTGCTCTTAGATATTTATTTCTATCTTTCAGGATGTACTCTACAACAACACTCTTTTTAACTTTGATGATTTCGTCTTCAGAAGTGCTCTCTTCTTGTTTAACTATTTCGGTCATAAGATTTCCTCTAGGTCATAACCATTTTTGATACCCAATCCTACACCCATCTTAGTTAACAAGTCAACATTTTCTTCAGATTTTTTTGACCAAAAGATTTTTGCACCGTACATTAGTTTAAACCTTCCAGACCCTTGATTGTAAGAATCTTGGATTAGTACTGTCTCTCGAATATCCTCTCGTACAGTAAATCCACATGAGATTAGCCACTCCTTAAACACATCCCAAAGATAAGGTGATACAATTGAGCTTGTGAAGTTCACCATAGCGTAATCTTGCTTGGTATACATCCCATATTTAATTGAGGATAAAGATATCCGCATCATGTACCTAAGAATTTTAATCTCATTTTCACCAAGGAAATCTACATAGCGCCTCTTCATTGTTTCTAAGGTGTAAGGAATCCCTAGGTTACCCCCAAAAGGAAAACCTAGCTGTGTTTGTGCTGATGCACTATATTTATCTTTGACATTCTCTAAAGGCAATAACTTCCGAGCAAGTGCAGCTTTTGCCTCTTGAGAAACAGTCACACGAATATAGTCACCAGTCCCTTTAATAGACACCCAAACCTCCTATTACTATTCAGTATTTAAAAGTATTAAAGAAAAAACAACCACCAAGAATATCGCATAGGTAATCCTTGGATGTGTTGCTGCTAGGTTATACCAATCTTTAACTTTTCTTTTGATATACTCTTTAGAAATTTCCCTCATATTACGACTCCTTGGTTAGCTTCTGAACATTGATTGTGCAGTTTTTAATATCTGTGATAAACTTTGTGTTGTCACTAAAGTTTGCCATTACAATACCAGTGTCGTACAGCACAATACTGCTAAGGGTTTTAACTTTGACATCACTTAGCTCTAAAACATTAGAAGCAGTCTGGTAGTTACCATCCATGCCACATGTCATGGCAATATTATAATTACTTGAAGAGTATGTTTCTCGAATTTTATCCTTGTTCAAAGCTTGAATAGCAGTTACAATAGAGTGCGATTGTTGTTGTTGATTATTCGCAACAAAAGCACCTACTGCAATAACAATTAACAGGGTGCCAATAGTACCACGAAGCCAATCTAACCAAGGTGTTCCCTTGTGTTTTGAAGTTTCTGGTTGATTTTGATCAAATTTTTCTTGATGATCCATAAAATATTCCTCTTAAAAGTTTAATAGTTCTTTATGTATATCATCAAAAGTTATTATTGTCAAATTAATTTACAATTTCACAACAATCACTCAACCACTTTATGAACATCCTCAAATCTCAAACACCAACATCCATTTTTATCAAAATCAACAGCAAAACCATAACGAAAGATGCTCGTTACCACACCAATCTTTCCTTTGAGGTTATCTCCAGATGCACCGATCTCAGAAAGTTGACGTTCAGTTGAGATAACCTTAACTTTATCCCCCATTTTAATGTTTTGTGTATTTGTACTCATCCTACTACCCTGTCAACGTAATCACTTGGCATAGACCATCGACCATATTTATGAAAATCTGCTGTCATCCCACCACCATCACAATACAGATCGATAACTATTCCAACCTTACCTTTAAGGTCAACTCCAATTATCCCTATCTCTAGTTGTTGGTCTGATGTAGCAACAACTTTAATACGATCACTAACCTTGAATTTATCCATAAGAATCTCCTAATAAGAAAGCCCCTGAAAGGGGCAAACTTTATGCAAGTCCAGTTAAGTGAACCTTTAAGTGCTCTGGAAGCAATCCACGAGAATCAGCTTTAGCAAAGCGCTCTTTCTGCTTAGCCCAGCTACGTAATGCATGGCGGTACGCTTGTCTGGATGGATATAACTCACGAGATAACATCATGATTGGTTCTTCCTCAATCATCTTTTGTTGTTTTGGTGTGGTATCTTTCATAAAACCACTACGGTACATCTTTTCATATACACGTTGTAAACCATCATGGAACAACTTGTTTTTACGTGCAGTGTTCAAATCTTGAATACTAACTACAGGTTGACCACCATTAACAACTTCCAATGTATTTACATGTGAATTTTTTGACATATATTTTCTCCTAATTAAATATTAAAGAAAGCTTTACATATCAAAGTGTGTACTATTGGTAACATAGTAATACACATCATTGTAAAGAACTCTCCAACTTTTCCATCTTTATATAATTTTACCACATACCATACTGCAATGTAAAATAAAAAGATGATCAACCAACAAATAAAAGCATACATATAAGATATCCTTAACTGGTTTTTTATATCTCCAATCTATTAATTGTTAGTCTAACTTACCTAAAGATGTGATATTCATTGGTGCAATGATCAACTTATTTACACTCTTATTACGAGCCATTTCCATCATTGCCTCCGAGTTATTCAACTGAGCTTGTGCTCGCATGTAGTCTAAAGTAGTTTCATTTGCCTGTGAAGCCAAAGCTTTCAATCGCTCAGATTCTTGCTTAGCAATCTCTACTTCATTCTGCTTTGTACGTAAGTCGTTCAGTGATGTCAAGTAACGCTTAGCGGAATCCATAACAGATTTCGGTGGTTGTGAATTAATAATAACCACCTCATTAATATTAACATACTTACCACGACCGTTGGCATTGATTGTCTTCACAATCTGAGCTTTTAAGATTGGCTCAATCTCTGTACGCTTAGAGTTTACCTCCAAGGCTTTGTAGTTCTTAACCACATCCATCATGACATTACGAGAGATTGTCTCAACATATAAACCCATGAGGAATATTTCACGTTTTTCATCACCCTCACCACCTCCACGAACCATGTGTTGTGCTTTCTGGGTTTTCCACATTTCAGGTGCAAGTTCAGGTTTAATTGAGTAATTTACCCGAATGGTCATACCATCCATCTGCACATTCTCAACAATAGGCTGACCAGAAACATCAATAATCAGGTTACGTGTGGAGAATTTATCTAAGCTATATACCCAAGGGAAGTATAAACCTTGATACTGTGGTGCATCAGAAATCTTACCAGTGAAGCTAGTCTTCACACCAACCTCTGCATCAGTAACTCGTGTACAACCTGTGAATGAAATTGCCGAAGCAACCAACGCACCAACTAAAGCAATCTTTTTTAACATTTTAACTCCAAACTAAGTGTTTATCTTATGGTTGAATCTTAAGTTTATTCGGAAGGTTTGTCAACAAGTTTTTGAGAATCATGCAGAAAAGTTACTGATAGGTTACCCCACCCTCTAAAATCATCAGTACTTATACGCACGAACTGTGTCCACCCCCACTTATCACTCTCCATCCAGATGTCTACATAAACATCTCCAAACTCAATATCTGCAATGGTAGCAATATCACCCTTCTGAACAAAATCTGCAAATACTTCTGTATCAGTCACTCTTACAGTATCTCCAACTTTAATTTTTGGTAGGCTCATTGGTTACTCCTTAATAACTTTTACCCAACGTTCCCAAGTTGGGTAGTGAACCCACTGGGTTAGCCCATCCCCAATACTATCAAAGTATACCTCTATTTCAAAATCACCTACTATGTTTTTCACTGTACCAACATGTCCTTTGTGGACATTCCATCCAAATAGACCTGCATGGATAACTTCAACCTTATCACCCACTTTAATATTACTCATCTATACCTCTCCTCGATAATGCTGCATATCTCAGTCCCACAAGCTATCAAAATGTTTAATGAATAACTCTCGACCTTCATCCACTTTGCGTTTAATCTCAGCATCGTAAGCTCGACTACGTTCCCACCAAGCATCCACGTCTTCTTGTGTAACACCCTCTTTTAACACACGTCTCCACTCTGTTACCTTACCATAAACAGGATGATCTTCCCACACTTGCTCAGGAAACTTTTCAGGGTGTGTTAAATCATCATAATAAAAATCATAAGGTTCAATATCAAAGTATGTTGGATGCTCTGTAAACGCAAAGATCATCTTATCTAATAACTCTTGCCATTGTTCATCACAATACTCACTCGAATAATCCCAATAAACCTCTCTACCAGTTTCAGGGTTAATATCCTCAGTGACTAAGTGTGGTGGGATGGTGTTCTTGTGGACACTCTTGAACTGTTGCAACCCCTGAACAATAACTTTAGCAAGGTGTTTATCTAAGTTCCACAACTCTCGCTTGTTAAAGCGAAGTTTACCTTTTTGAATGTGCATTATTTCTTCTCTCCTAAATCTTCACGAATGGTGGTAAACAACTCACCATCATCTTTAAAAACCTTGTAGGTATTGTATTCAGTGTGCTCCTTCTCATAATTTGCTATGGTACAGTAGACACCTTTACCCTCATCGGGATAGACCTCATAAAATCCTAACTTAGTACAACCTGTATACATCTCATTCTTCATAAACTGGGTGTTTTGGTAGGCAAGAAATAGAGCACCTAAAACAAACCCTAATAATAAAAACAAGGAGGCAAGTAGGTAGTCAATCCCACCATCTTCTTTTCGCATCGTCATAAAAAATCCTCACCAAGATAACCTAGTGAGGATGATATCATATAAAATTTCTTAATGGAATATTATTTTCTAACCAAACGACCAGCAATTTTCTTAGCTGAGTACAATACTTTATTGGCATCATACTCAAGGCTGTTCCCAGCCTTACCTTTGCCTTGCTTTAAAGATTCCATGCGAACCAGACACTTGAAAATATTACCAGCATCAAAGTCATTTCCGAGACCTAGATGGATAATCTCTTCAGTTTTAATATAAGATTGTCCTTCATCTTGCTTTCTTCGAATTAACTCATCGAGTAATCCATCAGGTAATGCAATATCGTAATATGTTGAGGAACCCCCATCAGATTTAATTGCACCAGTTTTTGATTGGACTTCAGAACAACCAACAGACCCACTTGTGTCTTTACTTTTAAATTCCGCAATTGCCTGAGCACGAATTATATGCTCTCCCATAATGACCTCCTGTCAAGTTAAACTACAAGAAAACCCCAAACAATGTTGGGGCATTCTTTAATCAAGTTATTTTAAGGACTTAACTAGCTAAAGCTAACTCAACACCTTCATCTAACTGTGTGTACTGGATGTTACCATCTTCAAGTTGGAACACAAGAACATCACCATCTTCATCAGTATCAGCTTCCCAACCAGTTACAGCAGCAACAAGACCTTCATCTTCACTTTCAACCCACTTGATTGTAGGTTTCAATGCAGCACCAACTAGAGGGTAAACAGCATTTTGCTCCACATAATCTTCATCAAAACGTGCAAGATCAAGAACTCGGATGTTTGAAGCACCTAACTTTTCAAGGTATTTGGTTTGGAATTCATGTGCATCTGTTTGTCGACCTAAGAATTTAACTTCATCTTCAAAGTCTTCAAAATCAATGTTTCGGAATACAAGATGGTCAAAACCTTCCACTTCATAACCTAATACAGCGAAGCGTAATGCAATGATTGGCATAGTTCGAATTTGTAAAACAACAGCACGATCACCAACTTTTGCACCATCATGGAATTCTTCTGTATTTAAGATTTCAACAACATCACCAACTTTTAACTTGCCAGTGTTTTGAGTTTCAACATATTGAGTATTTAAACGTGTCATAAATATTTTCTCCAAAAATTTTTGTTTAGTAGTGGTAGTGGTAGTACAACCTTTAGTACTACCTGAATATTACCTTATTTAAATTAACTTAGCAAGTGTTTAATTGGTGAATCACTATCAGACTTCTTCAAGTCTTCCCCACCAAGAACATTTGTTAATTGTTCGATTATTTCAAAAGGGTCAACATCTTGGCTATCAACTAAGATGTAGTCAGCATGTAATCGACCACCTAATTGAACTGTTGAACCAGTAGATGTTTCAAATTCAAACTTAAATTTTTCACCATCTTCAACCAAACCAACAATTTTAAGTCGATCTTCTTCAAAATCTGGCTCATATTCGTCTGTTGGTTTTGGCACTACATAATGTCCACGACAAACAGAGAACCAAGCTCGTGCAACTTCTAAGCCTGACTTACCAGCTTGAACTTCAGCAAGACGTACCATTGCTGCATGCATCTTAACTTTAGCCAAAAGCTTTAGTAAATCCTCTACACTTTCCAAACCCATTGTTAATTCTCCCAAGTGAAGTTTTCAACAAGATCAATAAATTGTTGCTTTTTCTCCACTTCTTTATTTAATTTTTCACGATCCCCTTCATATTTACCAATGAAGGACTTTAATACAGAACTGTCAACACCATTGTCTTCTGCAACTTTCTTAACAGCTTCATCATAGGATTCCTTAGAGGATACCATTAAAGTATGAAGAGTACAAAGATGGTCTAACTGTGCTTGCGTAATTTTCAAAGTTTTCTCTCCGAGTTATTTAAACTTATTCATGCCAATCTCCCGTTAGAACTATCGACTCAGAACCATCCAAGTTTATCTTAAAGACACTATAAGTGTCAATCTTTGTTAAACCAGATGTCTTATCTATTTTGGCGTTTGCCTTTAATATGTAGCATACTTTACCAATAGAAAAATTCTTTGTCAACAACTTTTTTAAAGGAAGATTAAAATTATTTACTTTATCTACCAAGTTATTGAAATTCCTCTTAATTTCTTTAAGCGCCTCCGACATATTTAAGTAGGAATCCAAGAAGTAATTCATCTTGGAGTACTCTTCAAACACCTTGTTGATAGCCTCCAGTAGAGCATTCTCACACTTTTGCATGTGCTCTACTGCCTCCATATATGAACGTGTATGAACATCCTCAGACATCACATTAACTTCTCCTTAACGAACACTTTAATCCAAATTTTACATTCAGGGCTTCGGACAATATCCTGTACATCATCAAAGTTAATTAACCCCATAGTTTCCTGAAGGGATTTATGCTTCATGTAAAGATCAATAGCCAACTTCAAACCACTTTCCTCTCGAAGTGCACTTTGTCGAACATCACCTTCAATGACCATCTTACAACCATTTTGTCGGGTTAGTAGAGACATGATTTCCTCTTTGGTACAATCTTCAGCTTCCGTAACAATAACTGCTGTGTCTTCATCAAAGCTTCGACCTTTAACTGTTTCCATAGGAACAAACTCAATGTCACCATTAGCGATAGCCTGTAGGGCTGCTGGACGACCTAGACGTTTGTATAGCACATCAATAACAGGTGCCAACCAAACAGAACTCTTTTGCTCAATAGTCCCTGCAAAGTAACCTAAACTCTTAGAATTAGACACGGCTGGTCGAATTAAAACAATTTTCTTAAGCTTTCCTGTACGGTATAAATCTGCAAAGATAGCTGTGGGGATATATGTTTTAGATGTATTACCTGTGACAAACACCTTGCCGTTTCTTCTAAGTAACAAGAAACCAGATGGAACTTCAAAACAATATTTATACCCATCAACACTTGGGATTTTATCTGGTTTCACAATCTCTCCTGTAACACGATTTTTTGGTGTCAAGCGTATGTGCGTTTGTTTCGTGAAACTAATTGTGTACATCACACGACCTTCATATTTGTAAACCTTTTTTACATGCTTAAACGTACAATCTGAAGTCACCTCAGTAACACTTGCACGATACCCACAAATGTTTGCAAAGTACTGCATGGCATCGGCTTCTGTCTTTCTAGATGTCGAGAATCTCGGCAACCTAGACCCAACTGGTTTTGAATCCCCATCCCAGTATTGATATTCACTCATAATTATTTCTGCATCTTCTTTTGAGCAAAACATCCAATCTGCAAGGTTTTTTGTGTGTTCTGGCGCATAGACTTGAATTTCAGTATACCCACCTTCTAAGTGCCGTAGTTTATAATCACGCCCCATATTTTCCAAAATCCACTTAAGTCTTTCAACCTTACGCTCTTTCTTTAGCCGAAAGACATATCGTCCTGTTGTCTCAGAAGCGAGATGTGCATCCGCTTTGATAGCAACACCAAGTCTAATATCCCAATCACTTAAACCTAAACTATTGCCATTAAATCTATAGATACAAGGAATTTTACCTAGGAAGCCATTAGGTTTGTAATCTAAACTTTCTACAAGATCAGCAACTAACACTTTGTTCAGCCGTAATCGATCTTTTATCGTATACGCCACGTGGTGCTCTTCGGATAAAACTTGATCAATACCACGATGCGTCTTGAAGTGGTAGAACCAATCACACTCACGTTTAATATATTGAACTGGGTCAACAAAACTTCCCAATAAACCTTCTTGACTGACTTGCATGACTTTGTCACCAACAACATAATCTGCCATGCGCTTCCAGCCAGATTCACTTAAGAATTCTGTATCAGCATCAACACAACCTGCAAAGCCTGTAGCAATGATACACTTCTTCTCATCTAATAGTTCCATATATCTACGTTGTTTAGGGTTTAATGGAACAATTGGGTTTTGTTTAATATACTCTTCACGTTGTTGTTTGTGCTTCTCACTGATGTATAAATCTCTTTCTCCAATTTCTTGTCTGTAGTCACGGTTACGGGTGTTACGGCCATCCTCTCTTTTACGGGTAATATTTTTTCCCATTTAAAACTCCTTCTGCACATACAAATAAAGCCCACCAGAGGTGAGCCTTTAGGTTTGCCTCTATAAAGAAACACTTCAAATTTTAATCGTTAACTAACAGGTCGTCTTCGACTTAAACCAGCAATTAAAGCATTGTAAGAGGGATCATTTCGAATTTCCATTTTAACTTCCTCAGAAGGTCGTCCATTTTGAATCCAATCCTCATCCTTACGTTCGTAGCCAATATACATTAACCCAACCACAACTTCACCATCCAAGGTTTTGTGTTGGTATGCATCTACACTAAACCAACGCTTTTTGCCAATATCATTCTCCGATAAAGCCGTTTCAGAATCTTCAATTCCAAACTCACCCCTACGAGTTCTATCAAAACCAAAAACCAAATGTAATGCTTTATAAATATTTTCCTTGGTTACTTCATAGTTTCCCTGTGTAAGTAACTCTACCACATCCTTGTGGCTTGCTCGTACATAAGCCATGTACACCTCCTTAAGAAACACTTCCATCTGAGAAGAGCTTCATACGTTCTTCAAAATCAAATTCATAACATGTATTGTTTGGAATAAGATGTCGATATGAAATCCAACCAGTTAAATTACCTGAACACAATATACCACCACGTCTCATATGAGTTACACCAAGTTCCCAAGTAAAATCATCTGTCAGATTTTTATAGATTTCATTAACAGTGTCATTTACAGATACAATTGGTGTAGCTAAGTGCCCAAAAGGTGAAGCATGAAGCACATCTGCCTTGATCAACATGTCGAAAATCTTATCAGCTTTCTCTAATGAATCATCACTCTTACGGTATGATGTTTGAGCACAACACGATGCAGATACACGAATAGCTTCTTCAAGTGAAAGTTGTTTACCACCACTCAGAGGACTAATACCATCACTATAATATTGAACACCATCTTTACTAATAAAAGTGTGAACAAATGGCAAATGCCATTGACCAGCAACTAATTTTACAGGGGCACTATCTTGCATAGCCATATACATCTTGTAAGCTAACATACAGAACTCTGGCTGGGCATCTGGATGAATACGTAAATTGAAGAAGTTATCCCAATCAGTTCCAGTAATGACAGTCTTCATCATCTGAAAAGGTTCAAGCAAACGATTAGCTGTTTGTTTATGCAACCCCATTTGAGATAAAATATCTGCTGATGCTACAGCACTTGATCGTGCCAAGCCCCACAAGTATTGTATAACACTTAGGTCATTTCCAACCACCTCTTCCCCAGCTTGCATCCCTGACTTAGTTTTACCCCAGTATAGAGGAGTTGCACCATTAGATTCAATTTGCTCAATCATTTTAGTGATGGGAATAGCACGAGAACTAGATGAATTCTTTTCCAACATCTTATGAGTGTTCAACTCAGCAAGGATAAAACGTGGATATTCAATCTCAAAGGTCGTGATACGTTGTCCTGAAGGGGAAATACTGTCCGCAATAACCTTAGCGGTGATGTTTGTCGACCTTTCAAAAAAATTTCTATTTAAGCTCAATCAACACCTCCTCCCCATCTCCCAATAACTTCTCGTGCAACTTAGCACTCTGATTTGAAATTGTAACTGTTTCAGTATTTTCAGCCATATTAACCTCTCGCTTGTTCGAATAGTAACTTAGCATTATCTTGATCTGGAATTAACTCTTTGTCAATACCCTCAAGCATATAATCTAAAACAGGTTGCAAATCTACACCAACAAAGTCCTTGTGTTTACGGAATTTACCATTACCATCAAAGAGTGAATACCAAGTTTCACCATTAACTTCAACTGCACGGATATGCCATCCTTCTTTCTCGACTAACTTTTTACCAAGTTTCTTGTACCAACGTGCAGCCAAATCTTTGTCTTTTGTAGCTTTAGCTAAGTTGTTGTCACAGATAAGCTCTAGCGCTAGAATACAACCCTCAAGGTATCGTTCTTGGCTAACCCCAAGTCTGTCAATAAAAAGCTGCTCTGAGGCAATACGTGCAATATGGAATGCATCAGCCATACCTGCAAATACACTATTTGATAAAGCACCAATCTCTGGACCCATTAAAGCTGAGCCAACATGTCCTGCAAATTGTTCTGGGAAATGACCTTCAGCAATTAATTCTTCTGGAATTGGTGCGTTTAAATGCTGGTAGCCAGTCTGTACAACAAACATATCAGCTAAACCATCTAACACTTCAATAAGGTATTTAGAATGGATTGCAGCTAAGGCTTCATTACGTTCTTCCAAGAATACTTTTTCTTGAGCAGATAAGATTTTCAAATGTTCACTTGGTAAAACACCGTACACAGGGTTGTTGCCCATGATTGTATTCAAAAGTACAATCTTACGAACACAAGCTACAACACGATCCTGTCGAGCTTGTTCTTCAGGTGAAATCTCTGGCTGTTCAACCTCGCTATGGGCCAACTCAATAGCAGCACTCTGAGCATCATGTAATACATTTTCCATAGCTACTGCAACTTCCTGTGTTTGTTTTTTAATATCTTCAACTTCCAAATTCATAATTCCCTCCAATTTTAAACCACTTTAACTAAGTTATTTTTAGAACCACTAATGCTAGTCACACTTCGACTAATAGCTTTACAATCCTTACAACGATAAACGTCATAGACATTATTAGGTGTCTTAGCAGTTTTACCACCGATTTTTTCAAGGTTATCTGATGCACAATTAGGGCATAAGCACTTATCTTCACCCTCAACAAATAAACCCAAGTTCACTCCATCGGTATCCCATGCACGTAGTTTTTTATACAGTGCTCGTAGTGTTGGAATATCACCTTCATTATATTCTCTCATAAGCTTCAATGATTCAGGATCACCAGCGAGGCAAGACATCCATAGTTTTTCACCACTATTTTCAACCTTCCTAAATTCAACCCCCAATACTTCGCACAGATAATCCAAGTTGTTAAATGGGAATGCAAAGTTTCGCTTAGCAATACTTAATGTGTCAACAACCTTGTATGGGGATGGTGGAACTAAACCATGAAGGATAAATGAGGTCTTAGCCTTCTTAATATCAAACTTTCTACCATTGTGTGCAACAATTACATCGGCTTGATCGAATAGGCTCCACATCTCGTAGACGATACGAGAGTCATCTGCATTAATCACCTCTTGAGGTGTTAAGATAGAGCTTTGAACTTCCCCATCACCCCAAGCCCAAGCATGACTCAACATATGACCCTCTCTAATCTTTTTCCCTTTAGAGATATTCTGACCCCACTGACCCCAGTGTGCAGAAACAGAAGGCAGAGTCTCAATATCCCAATAGAGAATCTTCAATTCTTTATTTTCTACTTCAAGAGCAGCCTTGCTGATACTAACCTTCCGAAGAAAATCTCGAACCGTACTTCCTTGAGTGCGTCTGCCAAGTAAAGCCTCAGCAATATCACTTGAGGATTTACCTTGCAGACTCATTTCTACAGCTTTAGCATGCCAATCTCTAGGCTCAACCATTTCGAGATTATACTCTAAATTTTGTTTTGACATTTTACCTCCAAGGTTACTTAGCCTTAACTTGACTTAGAGCAACCTCCCTTAATAATTTATTTTTACCTGACTTTGTTTTTGGAATATCCTTAGTAGATACACCTAAACTAGTCAACATCTTTACAACAGCACCTTCGCCAGACTTCTCCACCTGAATAACCTTTTTCAAAATTTTAGCCTCTTCAAAAGATATTCCATTCTTTTCTGCTAGTGTTTTGATATGGTGACAGGAATGTTTCTTCCTTGATCTAACATCAGTGTCCCGATAAGCACAGAGTATTTGCAAGTCCTCTGGTGCAATATGTAAAATTGCAAGAGCATAACTCTCAAAGTCCTCTATTTCGGTAAACCTAATGTTTCCTACTTTGTGGTCTACTTCGATATCCTTTTCGACATAATCTTCACCACAAATTTCACAGGTGTAACCCCAAACATACTCAAATCTTTTCTGGTGATATGGGTTTGGGTTTTTGATCTTCTTCTTTTTTGACTCTTTGTAAGCTTGCTTAACTGGGTGTTTTACCCAACCTGCACGAATACACTTCCTTAAGAGGTCAATATAAGAAGCCTTAGAAGGGAAAACCTCTGGATTAAGCTCAAGTATATGTTGAACTTTCTCCGAAGGTTTCATATTTGATGTATCAATGTTAGATATATTTAACTTAGTTCTTGAATGTCTTGCAACCATAACTATTCCTTGTATATTAGAACTATGCAAACACCAAGTCAACAAATTTTTGTTAATTTGAACTGAATAATTACTGAAAGATTACTTTTCGAACAAATAACAATACTCAACTTCTGGATTAAACGCACCATCATACAATCCATGTTTTCTCAAGATGGTGTAGAAGGTATTGTCATCAGCGACTGACAACCGCATATGCACACAGTGATAGTATAAGTTAAGAACACCTATATAATCTGTTGTGTGTTTAATACCATTGTGGTCTGTATATTCGAAAGGTTCTTCCCCATAATATTTTTTTGAATGCTCTAAGAGAATTTCCCACAACTCTTTTTCTTCCTTGGCATTGTTTAGTTTTTCCACTAAACCTACCCTATCGAGTTGAATCTTCTTAGCTGCTGCCATCAGACTGACTCCATGTTTATCACAATACAATCTCTTGGCAATATCTAAAAAGTGGTAACCATCTGCATCATCCCCTGTGGCAATCTGATAGCATTTCCATGCTAGGCCACAACCTTTATAATCATAAGTGACTTTTTCTTTCCCTGTATTCTTATCTATGGATACCTTTTCAATTGTGTCTATGTGACCAATGAAACTTGTGCTCCAAACAGAAGGGGATTCACCTATGAAGAAAGGCTCAAAATCCTTTTTAGGGTTATAAGTGTAGATATTAAATGTGCCATAAGCATCTTTATCCTCGCCAATCAGAATAGCTTTAGCTCCTTGCTTTCTAATCTGAACGGCCCGTTGTGTTACCACATCGTCAGCTTCCCTACCATAGACACTCTTGGCACCAATAACCTCAATAGCATACTTTTTACTTTCTGCTAAATGAGTAGGCTTCCGCATTTCCTTTCGGTTACCTTTGTATGGTACTGGCAATGGCAATCTCATCCTGAAATTATTCTCACCACCAACATAATACTCAGCTTTATTTGCACCAAGTACTTCCATAATACCTTGAATTCGTGCTTTAATACTTCTTAAGGCATGTGATACAGGCTGGGGAACAACAATATCTTCAATAATAAAATCCGCTTTAGTGAGTTTACCATCAGGGTTTTTTTCATTAAACCCTCTCAGCAATTCATTAAATTCAGTCCTACTTTTGAAGTACTTGACAACACCTTTCTTTTTCGATGTCACCTTAATTGATGTGTGATCAGCCATACATGCAGAAGAGTACACAATAAAGTCTAAGTCAAAAACTGCAACAACATCCTTAGAGCTATAAACTGGTAATTCATATTCAATAACACCTAAGTCCGTGACAATTGGCAACTTCTCACCAATTCCATCATACTTACTCATGCACAACTCCTTATGCAAATTCCTTGTAAAAACCTATGAACTACAAATCTATAGGGATATGTCCTAATGCCCCCATGATGTCATACTGCTCATCTTCCTCCAGTTGGTTTTCTTCCAGATCACCATCTTTAGGTAAATTAGCAACACCCACTTCTTCTTCTAAAAGATCAGCTTGCTTAGATACCACATAAGGTTTGCCCTTATAGCGATAATCAAAGAATCGACCATAAATAACACCAACCTTATTAGCAATAGGTACAATGTTCTCACTGGTTTCTTCTGTCTCAGTACATTTCACAATACACTGAATGGCTATCTTTCTAAGTTCATCAGGGGTTAAATGTTCAAGGGTACTACGAACAACTGGATAAAAACTCAAGTTTAACTGAGAACATCCTTGTTTCTCAGCTAGTAACTTGATAGATAGTTGTGCAAGTTTTTTAGATTCAAAATCCGAAGGAACTCCCTGTTCTATCGAATCAAAAACCATATCCTTAACATCTCTCCAACGAAGGTCCTTCTCTACAGAAATTGTTATTTTTGGGTTTGTTTTATAAACTTTCCTTTTCGGATTTCTTGCACTCATATCTACCTCACCAATTAAAAGAGATCTTCAACTTCTGATTGGCTTGGGTCACCACCAGTGGCACCGCCTTCATTAGCTGCTGGCGCTGGAGTTGCTTTTTGTGCGTAAGGGTTTTCCATAACCTCTTCCACCTCACCAAGTTGATCAAATGAGTTTCCTGTCTCAAACTTCACCAACTCGTTAACACGAACGTTAGATAAACGTGCTGTAGTCCCAAAAGAACCATTATCACGTTCTTCATACTGAACGGTTACTTTAGATCCACGACCTACACCAAAATCCTTGAAGGTGATATCAACACATTTACGTGTTTCTGGGTCAACCAACTGTAGAACACGAGGGCGATACTTATCTGGAATTGGTAAGATTCGACCAGTTTTCTGAAGGGTTGTTGGATCTTTTTCTTCATAGTCTGCTGGGCGTTTTACTTTGATTTTGTACTGTTCATCTTGTTCAGGGAACGGTACTTCCATCTCAAACTTTGCCACAAAGTCTTGGTTGTCAATAATTTCAGCTTGCTGTTTCTTGAAACGTTTATTCCAAGCAATAGCATCTTTCTTACTCACAACTAAATCAATTGTAAACTCTCGGCGAGTTTGACTTTCGAATTTAAACTTTGGGTTTTTTAAAGAATTAAATAAAACAACACCATCAACTAGACTTGTATTAGCCATTTAGTAAACTCCTTTTAGTAAATACTTTTAAGATATGTTTTGCGAAAAAGACGTAAAGTCGCTTAATTATAGTCGTCCTGACTTAAATAAAACTTGTCTTCTCCATTTTTCTTTCTGGCTTGCCTAGAGGCTTCCTAAAAATATGATGTGTTGCACATCTAAGGTAGGTAATATATTGATTATTAATTTATGGTGCTAATTAAATCATAATTAAAACACCATGTCAACTACTTTTATAAAATATTTTAAAGAATTTTTAATTCAATTCTTTAGGGCTTCCTAAAACAAATACTTGTTCAGGTCGTCTTGGGTGAGTTACATAGCCAGTCACTGGTTTAGAGTATTTGTGGTACTTGTAGTTTTCCCTATGTGTTTCCACAATAACAGTCTTTTCGTTGATCTGTGTAATTTTACCATGAAAGAAATCTGCTGTCTTCTGTTCTGCACAGATAACCAATTGACCAACCTTCAGTTCATAACCATTAATGCTTTTCATCTTCAATAAACTCCACATTTGTTTTGATAAGTTGTTCAGGGTATCGCCAACAATCCCAAAAAACTTCTTTATCACCCCAATCTCTTTTAAATTCAACAAAGACTTTCTTTTTAGAAATCTTTGCAACTTTTCCTATGCAGAAAGTGTGTTCACCAACAATAGGTGTTTTGAGAAAAACAACATTATCACCAACCTCTAAAGTATCACCTAAAAAATCTCTCATACAACCTCCAAAAAGTGAGACCCATAAAGGTCTCTTTAAAAATTAGATGTAGAACTTCTGAACCGATTTCATACCGACTAAAATTGGTGTATATGTCAGTGTCACACCATCAGCAAGCTGGAATGTAATTGCACGAGTTTTTTCATCTTGTGTTACATTAGAAACCTCTGAATGAGAATCCAATCGCAAATTAATAGTGAGATCATAATCTGTCACCTTCATACGAAGCTCTCGTGATTTCATCCACTCAACACCTTGTCGAGTTAATTCTTCTTGCTCTTCTTTAGAGATTGGTGTTTCATTTTCATCAAATAAATGACCACAAGATCGTAAAGCATCTTCCAAAGCCTTCCCATCAATGCCATCAGTAGGGATTGTAAATCTAATTACTGTACTATCACCATCATTCAAAATTTCATTCAACTGGTAAGAACCTAATCGATATGAATAATCACGTTGAACAACTTTACGTGCGTCAAACTTCTGTCCAAATACATTTAATTCAACATTAAAGTCATAATCTTTAACTGTACGGTCAGGTGTTACATTCAGGTGTTGCATAACCAAATAAAAAGGTTGACCTTTGTATCGATTCAACTCTGAAACAATTGCCTTCAAGATATCAATAGAGAAGGTTTTGAAGCAGCGCTTGAATGCTAAGATTTCAGACAAGTAGGATTTTTCTTCCAGCTTATCCTCACAGTATTCAACCACAACTTCATCTTCAAGACCACCATATTCAAAGCAATAAAATACACGGCTTGGTCGGTTGTGCAAAAACTCTAAGTTACTACGGTTTCCAAGAGCAGTATTTGAAGTCAACAAGAAAAGTTTATGAGACTTAATTGCACCATCAAGCAACATAATAGTTGACTTCATAGATTCATTGTCATCAAAAAGCTTTTCAAATTCATCGATAAATACAACACAAGGCTGTTTAATACTTTCTAAAAACGAGTTGAAATTTGGGCCATATTGTTTATCTTGAAGCAACAACACTGGATAACCTTTAGAAATCGCAAGTTGACATGACTCAATTGCTGTCAATGTCTTACCAGTTCCTTTGAAACCACTAAGCATTACACCACTTGTCTCACCAACATTATCTTCAAAAAGACGAATAATCTTTTCACTAATCTCCGTGTTACTTCCATAAACCTTTTCAGGTAACTTCATGTTTTCAACACGTATAAGCTTGTAACCAAAATCATCCAATCCAATCTTATAAGTTGCAATCTCTAATTTTTCTTGCTGAACACTGGTGTTACACGGACGATAAGTATTACCACTTACGTTATACATATAAGCTCCTTTTAAGCTTTAACTAAGTTATGGTGCTAATGTATAACAACAATAACACCATGTCAACAACTTTAGTGAATATCTGAATAGTTTTTACCAAACTTGATATCACATGCTAAATCTACATGAAGTTTTAAAGCGTTATTAACATCACCCATAGCGTCATTAACCAACTTTTCAACTTCTGCTTTCTGTAACTCATTGAATTCTAAGATTATTTCATCATGAAATTGTCCTAGAAGTTTAACATCCTTCATAATACCAACTTGATGAGCTAACTTCAAGCGTTTAAAAATAAACATCAACCAAAGATCAAGTACATAGGCACCACTACCTTGAATTAATGTTGAGAATCTATCCTTAGCTGTCTTGAGAGGATAGTACATCTTATTGATTGGGTTTAACTGGAAATCACCAAAGGATGTCTTTTTAATTGATGTATTAGAAGCAATAACATCAATGGACCAATTCATCATTCGATAACCTTCAACAATCTGTTGACCAACATCTAAAGATACCTTCGCTGTACGTGCCACAGTTTTAGCTCCAGCGCCATACTGACAGTTACCAGTAATCGAATAATACCTACCCTGTTTAATCAAGAATGATGAACTTTCAGTAGTTAAACAAAAAACGTCCTCTTTTGTAACTTCTATAATTTCTAAGTCGGAACCCTTTACCCACACGCCAGCATAATTCATTTCGTAGTTATTTGAAATGATATCTGAAAGTTCAGCAAAACCTTCACGACCATTATCAAACCTCACCAACCAACGGTGGTTCATAGTGCATTTAAATGTCACAATCCCATCAGGTTTAATTTTTACAGTCACAACCTCTGCATCCTTATAGAAGTGTTTGTACTTATAAGGACTTGCTGTATATTCTCCAGAATCAGACCAATACTGAACAATTCGGTCCGTATCTTTTAAATCATCAAATGTGACGTACTTCACATAACCAAAATTATTTGTATCAATAATTGCAACTTGAGTATCCATTGGCAAACAAGCATAGTTACCAGCTTTACCCATACCACGTATCTTCTCAATACGAGCTAATTCAGTATGCTTCCAATCATCACTCTTAGCAAGCATCTCCTTGAGATCATCAGTGTACACTTCATCAGGCATGTCAAAGCCTTTTTCTTCTATCTTGTAGAAGTTGACTTCATCCTCTGTGAGTAGTCCAGCAAGAAGAGCTAGGGATAAGTGAGGATCGAAGTCTTTAGACATCTGGGCCTTAACATAGTCAGGGTCAAGAGGCATCTGGAAGTGGAACTTCAATCGGTTTTCTAAAGAACTCAAGTCTGAACCTAACAAAATGTTAGCATCATCACGCACCGTTAATAGTGCACGTACTTGCGAACCCAAGAAAACACGACCTGAAGGGATATTTACCAACTCTGCATGCTTCAAGCGTAAGGTGTTAGTGAACCCAGCAGCACGGGCTGTTAGGTATCCATTTCTATGGTTGTTGAGCCAGTTAGCTACCATTCCTTTTCGGTGCTTTAACACACCAAGGCCAACCAAGTGACCAACCTCTGGGTATCGCTCTGCAAGCTCTTGTACAGATGGGCAAACCTCACCACCAGATCCTTTTACATAAATCTGAGGGATTTTCCTTTCACCACTATCATCTTTCTTAAACTCGTAGGTTTGTGGCACCCACCCTAAATCAAACAGCCAATCCTTAACCTGTGCTGGTGAAGCTGGGTTTGGTGGATTATACTTAGTAATCATTCGGATTTCATCAGCATGTTCAAAAGGCAGGTTCATTTCCTCTGTGAGTTCCTTCCATTTTAAACCAGTAGCACTCAACTCCCCATTTTGCTTGAAAGGTTTAGCTGGACGCTTTCTTGTTGCATAGACTGGAACCTTCGGCATTACACTTGTGAGAGCTTCAATCTTTTCATTGATTTGAAACTCAATCTTCTTAAGCATTGGTGCAGCTTTTTCATAGTCGAACTTCCACATATTCTCTTGTTGAATACGCATCTGTTCACCCTTCCACATAATGTACTTCATTGCATAATGATCAATGACACGGGACTCCATGTACTCATCATTTGGAATGTTGTACAGTTCTGCAAACTGCTTACAAAGCTTTAACCAAAGTGCTTTCTGGATTTTAATATCCCCATAAACACGGTGGTCATAATCCTCTTGAGTTAGATTCTCCCAGTCTTCAATAGGTGGCTTAGGAAAGCCTAACAACTCACCATAAGCCTCTAAGCCATAACGACCTTCCTTAAAGAAATCTAAGTACCAAGCAAGATATAAAGTATCAATTACTTTAACTTTTGAAGTATCAAATTTAAAATGTTTTAAAGCTTCTATATCATAGCAGATACCATTATGGATAACCAAAACAGTATCTTCACGATCTAAAACCTTTTGAAGTTTCTCACGGTCACCTTGTTCCATTGGATGTAGAATGGCATAAGAATCACTTTTGGTAGATAACAGACCAAAGTTGTGTAATCGGGCATTCTCACCCTGCTCTTCAAGATGATGAAGCAAACCTGTACTTTCCAAGTCGGCTGCAAAAACGTGATATTTCTTTTGGTCTGTCAAAATTACCTCCTAATTAATCCTTTAATAAATATGCATTTAACTACTCACTAAACAATTGAGTTACGTCACTTGATGATGCATATACAGATTCCTGTTCATCAGCACAAACATGATCTTGATCATCACCTTTTGTATCTAAGTCTTCATCTAACAAGAGCTTCTGTCCAGTATCGACAATACCTAAATCCCATTGCTCTAGATTGTGCAATCGGTGTGTCTCTAGATCGTAGTAAATATCATCTAAGTGACCTGTAACTGGACTCCAACGACACTTCGGAACATAAACACCTGTAGTATTACGTACACGTGGGTTATCACTCATCTTATTACGTGCAAGCATAATGGTACACGCACTAGATGAACCAACAGCATATGAACCGATCAAGTCATCTTCTGTAGGGACAGCACCTTCAGCATAACTCTTTTGACCATTTCCTGTTTTACGAACGTGTGAAATTTGAATCATCAAGACATTATGTTTCTTAACAAAGCTCTTTTGCCAAGAAGCAAACTCAACTTGTTTTTCCTTATCAAGTTTTTGTGTTAAGTCTGAAACTGGGTCTAAGATAAGAACATTAATTCCATGTTGGATAACCATCTGTTCACACAGGCGTTGAATCTCTGCAATGTTTGAATCTCGGTTATCAACCACCCAGAATCTATCACTTCCATCTTCATTGTAGAAGAAATCATTTGCAGCATCGATCACATCTGGACGATTTAAGAAATCTTGTTGTTCCTTAACTGTCTCAAATGCATCAATTTTTCTACCAACATGTCGTGACAGCATATCCATACAGTATTGACCAAAGGTTAACTCCAAAGATACAATACCGATTTTATGTGTTCTTAAACCCAACCAGTAATAAATCATTGAGTTTACTAAGGTGGTTTTACCAGCAGAACTTGCTGCACCAATGGTTACAATACGACCCATTGGGAAACCACCTTTTATAGATTTCTCTAGTCTACACAACATTGGAGGTAATTGCAACTTCTCCACACTAATTTCACGCTTAATGGCAACTTGCCAACCACCAGAACCAATGATCAAGGAATCATGACATGGTTTGGCCTTAAACTCAACATCATCGACAAATTCTTGGTATTTACCTTGTACAAGATACTCATTTACATCTTTGTAGCGTAGTTGAACCTTCCAAAGTTTCTCTCTAGGCATCTTCTCGGCAAATGATTCCATAGCCTTTAATCCAGCATCATCAGAGTCTAAGCACAAGATAACCTTATCAAATTGCATGAAGAACTCGTAGTTTCTAGGGTTCTCCAAGAAGTGCTGTAAGGTTCCCTCTTCACCCAGTGGTGAGGTTACAATAGCTGGAATATAACGTTCAGGTTTCTTAGCCTTGTACATCTGATAAGCTGAAGCCCAGTCAACTTCACCAGCAGTAATCACTAAAGTTTTGTTATGGCTGTGGAATTTTGCCATACCAATCAAATCAGTAGCTTTACCAAAAGCACCAACTGAATGAGAGAAGTCTTTAGGGAATACTCGAATCTTATAACCCACTGGTACAGCCTTAGCGCCATCCTCCATAGGCATAAAGGTTGGGACCAACATTGAGTTTGGCTTACCATCATCCTCATTATATCGGAATCGGATTTTTAAATCATCACAGGTTTCTTTTGTCAAACCTCTCCAACCTTTAGGGTCAGATCCAGTGCTTTGCCAAATCGACAAAAAATCTTCCCTAGATAATGCCTTTTCCAATGCCTTCTCCTTATTCCTTTGAGATTTCCTTAAAAGCTGTTGTGTCTTTAATTCAGCTTTTTCCTCTTCTGTTAACTCATATTTACCATGACCATTTCCTGTAGCCTCTAGCTCACCGATAATTTCAGCGCTTAAGATACGGAATCCACAACCAGCAGCCCAACACTTACCACCACTAGGTCTACCTAATTCATCTGGAGAGTAAATATGAAAGTTATTTCCAGAACGGTCCTTACCTTTAGATTCACATTTAGGGCAGGTTGTTTTGTGTTCATGGCTAAAATCTAAATCACTCACATCAAAATTTTGGTAAGTTCCACCTTTTATTTTGAATCCTTCATATTGCACAGTTTTCCTCCTTTTAATTATCTGGTAAAATTACTTTAGAATCCTCTGGTGATTTCTCTCGAAGTTGATCTAAAATTTCTTTTGGTGTCTTAGTCCCTTTTATAATTCCTTTTCCAGACACAACTTGTTGCTGCTCATACATTGTTGCAATGAGAGACATGTGCACCATCTCTGCAAGATTAAGTTCCTCAAGAATTTCGATGCACTCTTCCTCGCCAATATACGGGTCAAGTCTCACTTTCATTTTTGCCTTCCTGATACCTTGCAAAGCTTCTCTAAGAATTCCAATTTCAAATACCATCTTTTTCTCCATTTTATAAAGACGAAAAACAAGAGCACCCTATTGGATGACTCTTGTTAAATTAATTTATAAGTTTTAATTACTATTGTAAATTTACCTTTACAGCATTCTCCTGAAAGTATTTTACGGCCATTCCAGTATTCCAAGAGTGCATATCTAAGCAATAAACTGCTTGCCTAACATCTTGACAACCAGTCATACTTGAAAACTTCTTTACTTGTGGCATTTCTGAAAAATACAAATCCATATGTTTCTGTATTGAGTTACAAACAAATACGGAATCTTTACCATTCAGGTTAAATTTTTGCACTATTTCTTTTGCAAGTTGAAACTTAGTGTTTGAATAGTCCATAAATACCTCAAGCAATCAAATAAGTTGTACCATTGTGTCGCATACTAACAAGTGATTTCTTGTTAAATGAACGCCATGCACCACCACTTTCAACTTCTTCTTTACGACCTTCTTTGATCATTTTCTTAGCCAAATTTGTATCAAAGACATTATATTGATCTTTGTTTTTACTTGGACAAGCAGTGCCAGACACACCAATATCAGTTTGTCGAGTAGAAATTGTACGCAATGTGCAATCAGAAATTTTGACAAAAGTAAAACTTGTAAATGATGATTTGTTATTTTCATAAATACGGATCGCTTCATCGGCTGTAACGATCATGTATTTCTCACCAGTTACTTCAGCAATAGTTGCTTTAGCATCAGCAAGTGCATCACGAACCTTAAACATTTTTTCAAGTGAACGATACAACTTAGTCCCATTTGATTTAAACTCTAAGTTTTCACGCTTAGAACGAACTTCTTGTGCTTTTAAAGATGAACTAACAATCGCTTTCATTTAAGTTTCCTCTTAGGATATCTTGTTTATTAATTAGGTAGGTATCTCTACCTGATGTGTGTATATTAGATAAGGTAGAAAACAATGTCAACTACTTTTTAAAAATAATATTATAAATTCTTTCCAAGCCTCCAAAAACTACATAAAGTACAAAAACTAGAATTGCCCAAGGAATACCAATAAGTAATTTAACAATAAACCAAACACCCCAACCAGCAACATTTGCAAAAGTAAAGAAATAAGCCTCTTCAACTAAACTCATATCTCGTATAAAGTAGCGGTAAAACTCTGAACAATAAACTTTGTAATCATATCCGTAAAATTCTCTTAGCATATCTTGACAGTGCTGCTCTATCAAGTCCTCACCTAAGAAAGTTTCCTTCATTGCACGAACATCTTCATACTCATCAGCACTCAGTTTTTCACTGGCATACTCAAGAGCATTTTCTAAAATATCTTCATAATAAAAACGCCAATTCTTAGTACCAAAACCATATCCAGCCTGTGCCAACACACGGACTCTAGGGTCTACACACTCAGTGGTCCCATAAATAGCTTGTGTTAGGAATGGTTTGAAATTTTCGAAAGCTTTCCTAATGTTCACAGTCTTTTCGTCTTCTTCACGGCATAGACTCTGAAGCTCTTCATCAAAAGCTTTATTTAATTCAGGATAATTCTGACAGAAATCAGGTTTTCCGATTTTATGTTTAGTCATTATCAATTTCTCCGATTATTAATCAACAAGCCTTAGTACTCTTCTCTGAAGTTACCAAAGTTAGTCATAGATTGAAGGTTTGAATTTCTTTTATCCACATTAGGGATAGTCTTAAATAAACCACCAAGAGTTTTACTCATTTTATCAAAGATCTCTTCATCACTCAAGTCTTGATCTTCAAATTTATTTCCAAAGAGTTCTTCAGAATTGTCTTCATAAACAACATCTTCTTGTTTTTCCTCTTCTTTCTTAGCACCCATAAAGATACCTTTAAGAAGTTCTTTAGGGCAACCTCTAGGGCGGTCCTTACGTTCTTGACCAGCTTTCTTAAACTCTTCTTCCATAGAGGTTGGTTTCTCAGTGCTTTGCTTTACTGGTTCCTCTTTAAGTTGTGCTGGAACTTGTTGTTTAGGTTGTTTATTTTCTTTAGGCTTCTTAGGTTGGAAGGCTTGTTTAACTTTGTCTTTAGCTTTGTCAAAGAAAGCACCTAAAGATTTCAAAGCCTTCTCAGTTAATTGGTAAGTAGTAGTACGAATAGTTCCTTTATCGTGAGAAACGATAATGTATCCACATTCGATAAGTTTTACCTTATGACGTTGAATAGCTGCTACTGAAAGAACTCCATCAAGGTCTTCATGTAGTTGGGCGTTTGATCTATAAATCTTCTGGTTTCCAGTAGACTTAACCCATTGGTGCAACTGATTTAAAAGAATTGCAGGACCAACACCAGCTTCTTTTGCCACATCTGTTAAAAAACCTTTAAACATGAAAATTCTCCTTACTTATACCAATCAACCATCTTTGGATGTGGATAACTTTATAAAAAATTTTTTTCTCTGTCAACTTAAAAAAGAAACATATTTAAAACCCTATTTATTACCTTATTAGAACATATGATCAAATCGGTCTGGTTAAAACCATTTTGAACTGGTTATGTTCACTTTTAAAAAATGCATTTGATCAAATCAGTCTGATGTATTTTTTACAGAATTTACTAATATTTAATTTTTAATCGAAATTTCCAATCAGTATATTTGTGGTTTACATATTGACAAAATTGCTTTTTGGGGTACTATAAATATAAGGGAAACTTAAAAAATTTGCCTCAGGGGTTATTATAGTAATATTTCCTAGGGTAACTTTTAGGGCACTACTTCAAGGTGGTGCCCTTTTTTATTCTCTAAAAGTTTTATCAAGAGGATACCTTAACTTTGTGTTGTGTATAACAAACAACCAAACAAGGTAAACTTTTAAGAATTTCTAAAGGTGTGGGGTGTTTTATAAATTTAATTCATACTACAATACCTGCAACTTGTAGTGGTGCCAGAAATCATCCCTACATATTATGTAAACAATTCATAAGGAGACTATATGATTGAAACAGTAAACCAAGTCCAAGAGAAAGACCCTACCAAACGTCCTAATTATGTAGACATGACAGGGAATACTCTAGATAACTTTATTGTTCGACTTGGGCATTATCAGGATCACAAAAGAAATACTCGAAGTTTATTTGCACAGACTGACATTGGTGAAGGTCGTTGGTGGGGTTGGCACTCATTAGAGGACCAGAACGGTTTTCGAACCCCAGAGAAACGACCAGCAGTACAAACACTGTGTGACTTATTCGCTAAGTTATTTTGTGAAGAAATCTTGGAAAAGGTATCTCGTAAGGAAATTCAAGGTATTAAAGTTGTCAAGAATTATGGTGAGGATGTACCATTGTTTGACTCCAATTTAACCTCTCGTGAATTTTCAGACATCTTAAATGATTTGGGTTTTGAAATTGAGTATCATCGCTCTTCAGACAAACCTCGAATTACCAGTGCAAGAATTAAACGTAAATAACAGAAGGGGCCACCATTGAGTGGCCTTACTTTTACATGGAGTTTATGATTTATAATTTTATAAATTAAAAGGAGTTAAGATGTCTAAAATTAATATTGAGGTAGATTTAACCGAAGGTCAGGTTGAGAAGATTGGATTTTTACCACCACCAACTGGAAAGGTAATCATCAATGTCAAGGATGAGAAAAACCCTGAAGGGAAATTCGTTTATGTGACAATAAACAAAACACTAAATTCAGAGAAAACTGGGTTAGTGCAAACCCGTATTACATCACCCAATAGTGGCTATGAGATTAAGTACCCAAAGATTCTTGAGATTGCTGACCAGCAGCTTGAAGAGCAGATGTGGTTTAAGAGTGAAATGGAAGTCAAGAATGACCAGATGGAACTTGAGTATGTGCTAACTAAAGAGCAACTACATGCAGTAAAAACAGTTCTACACTTATTCTTACAGTATGAATTAATTGTTGGTGATGAATTCTGGAATGGATTATTCATTAAAGTATTCCCTCGACATGAATCCCGTGCTGGTGCTTCTGCCTTAGCAATGATTGAGTTGATGGTCCATGCACGAACATACAATGAGATTAACATTGTACTTGGACTAGATACCGATGATTACTACACATCATACATTGATGACCCTGTGCTCAATGAACGTATGGAATGGTTAGATGGGTTAATGCGAGATGAAAACAAGATGCTTGCATGCTTGTGCTTCTCTTTAACAGAGACAGCTTTGTTATTCTCTAGCTTTGCTATCCTTAAGAGCTTCCAGACAAACGGTTTTAACTTAATTAAAGTTATTGCCCAAATTGCTAATCAGAGTGCACTAGATGAGGATTAATTTGCAAGTCCTCAATAAACTTCTTGAAATGCTGGAAACCCCTTAGAGACTTTAGTACTGAAGTGTTGAAAAATTTAAACACTGAGTAAAAATCTAAAGTATTGGGCAATCAGCAGGAAAGCTAAACCTAATTCCAACCTCTTATTATGGAGGTAATTATGGAAAAATTTAAACATCCAAAATTTTCTGGATACAGTTGCGATGTATTTGGAAATGTGTATGGAAAGAGAGGACAGCTTATGAGAGGCTGTTTATCAACTACAGGTTATCGGCAATATGAATTCAATGGTGTGACTGAAAATGGTCACAGATTCGTTTGGGAGTGCATCAAAGGTGTTATACCAAAGGGATTTGTAATAAATCATATTGATGCTAACAAGCTAAACAATTGTATAGAAAATTTAGAGGTTGTAAAACAAGAGGATAATGTGCATCACCACTATCGTAATTTTTGGGAAAATCCCAATAAAAATGTCTCGTTAAGTGGTGCTAGATATAGGAACTCGACTGTTAAACTGACAAAGGATGATGCTGAAAAGGTTATTCGTATGTGCTTAGCAGGTTTTACTAACAAACAGATCTCTAGAGTTTTTGGAATACACAGTAGATATGTTTCGTTAATTAGGCATAAAAAACGTTGGAAAGCTTTGTGGTTGGAATTAGGTTTAGAATCCTCAACGACTATCCCTTCGGGGAGTAGGTCTTAAGTAAGACCGAAGTGGGAAGCACCACAACAAGTAAAACCTTGTGGTGATGATATAGTCTGATCTTACATGAAAGTGTAAGCTGTGAGTACTTGAGTGGTGAAGTACTCTACGGGGTGTGTGTAACGAGCACACCTGAACAACCCATGTTGCATGGAATTTACGCCGCAGAACATTTTAACACCTATTTCCATGAAGTAGGAAAACCTCTACATGAGCATGAAGAAATGTTTGGAAAGTTACTACAAGCTTGCCACTACGTGTTAGAGCATGAGAAGCGAATCATTGATATGGCAATCCCTTCAGGTTCACTCAATGGGTATACAACAGCCGAGTACATTGATTTTGTGCGCTTCCGAATCTTTACTTTCTTGACTCGTTTGCAGGTTCCTGTAGATAAAATCCCTAAAGAGTTCCAAGTTACTCAGAAGGATTCTAAAGTGGCTAAGATGTTTAACTTAAATACATACGGTTACCAGATGCCAGATTTCTTCACTAAGGGTCAAAACCGAGAGTATGAAAGTAACTGGTCTGAGGCTATGTTTGTAGAAGCTTGGAATAATATGAGGAAGAAAGAACAAGAGGAACAAGAAGAACTCTTGAATCTGATCATGGAAGATTCAGAAGATAATAAAGGATTACAAGGAAGTAAGTAAGGAGGTATTTGTGGCTGTTTTATCTTATTTAGAAACATTGGAATTATACGGGGTTGATAGTTACAGTCAACTCAGAAAAAAACTACAAGAACATGGAGAGATCCCTAAATGGTTTACCACTGGTGGTACTCAATTGTTCTTTGAAAAATATTCTTGGAATGGTGAGACTGTAAAATCTCGCTATAAAATGATTGCTAAGACTTTAGCTAAACATGCACCAGATAAGTACCCTTCTTGGTGGAATGTGGATACTTATACGGCTGGTAAAACTTGGGAGGAAGTGTTTTTTGACGTACTTTGGGATGGTTATGTGTCTTGTTCAACTCCTTTATTGGCGAACAGTGGTTTACCTGAAAGGGGGTCAACAGTAAGTTGTGCTGGTGGTTATGTTGGTGACAACTTGTTCTCTCGTTACGATTGTGTGACTGAAGCAGGTATCTTGACTAAGCACTCGCATGGTACATCTTACTCAGTTGATGACTGGGCCTATAAAGGTAAGAAACTGCCTAGAGGTGGTTATGGTGGTGGGGTGATGCCTGTCATTCGTGACTTGATTAATTGTATGGATGAGGTTGTTCAAGGTAGCCGTAGAGGTAGTTTATCTTATGCTGTTAGTATTGAACATCCTGAGTTTGAGGAAGTTTTAAAGTACCTATTCAAACGACCTGAAAGTAATAACCCAGCATGGTTATGTAAGGACGAGTACATTGAGAAGTTAGTCAAGGATGACCCAGAAGCAGTTGCCCTATTAGCTAAAGCTATTGCTATCAAGATGCAGCGTGGTAAGGGTTACTTCACTAAGATTGATGAAATGAACCGCCACTTAGCTCAGGCATTTAAAGATGCAGGTATGACAGCGAAAGCTTCTAATTTGTGTGTTGCACCTGAGACATTAATCTTAACTAAAGGTGGATATCAAACGATTTCTGACCTTGAGGGACAACAGGTCGAGGTGTGGAATGGTTTTGAATGGTCTGAAGTGACAATTATCAAAACTGGTGAAAATCAGAAGTTAGTTAAAGTGGTAACTGATTCAGGGTATGAATTAGATTGCACAGAGTATCACCGCTTTAAGGTTGTTGGTGAGGATGGCAATGAGGTCATTAAACGTGCCTACGAGTTGAAGTCTGGTGATCGACTATCTAAATTTGATCTACCAGTTATTTTAGGTGACAAGACCCTCGGACATGCTTACACTAATGGATTCTTCACTGGTGATGGTTTTGAATACAAAGGTAAAAAACACACATACTTGTATGGTAAGAAGAAGGAGTTACTTGAAAATATAACTTGCGTTTCTTCAGTGTCAGGACTTCAAGGTGGTGATCGTATTAAGCTTACTCACAGTGAAGGGCTTAAGGATAAATTCTTTGTACCAACATCTGAGTACACTGTTGAAAGCCGATTGGAATGGTTTGCTGGACTCCTAGATTCAGATGGAACTATTGCTCGTAATGGTGAAAATGAATCTATCCAAGTGGTAAGCATTCACAAGACATTCTTACAAGATGTGCAATTGATGTTACAAACACTTGGTGTTTCTTCAAAGGTTGTCTTGAGGGATGTAGGTGGTCTAAAAGAATTACCTCTCAATAATGGTACAGGTGATAAAGGACTGTATGAATGCCAAGATGCTTATCGTCTTCTTGTATCGAGTACAGGTCTCTTTAAGTTGAGTCAGTTAGGTTTAAAAACACACCGCCTAAAATGGAGTGAAAGAAAACCTCAACGTTCTGCTGAAAGATTTGTATGTGTTGATGAAGTGATCGACCAAGGAAGATTTGATGATACATATTGTGCACTTGAGCCAAAACGTAACATGTTGATGTTCAATGGTTTGAATACAATGAATTGCCAAGAAGTGTTACTTGGTAGTGATGAGAAGCATACATTCTCTTGTGTAATTCTAAACTTGAACCTTGACTTATACGATGAGTGGAAATCAAGATGTCCTCACTTAGCATTTATTGCGCATGTTATGCAAGACTGTAATGTGAGTGACTACATTGAGTTCATGGAAACGAGAATGGCTCAAGATAAAGAGGATGCCTTGGCATTTAGAAAAATCTTAGCCTTCACCAAGAGATTCCGTGCAGTTGGTACAGGTGTACTAGGTTTCCACACACTACTACAAAAACGTAGAATTGTGGTAGGTAGCCTTGAGAGCTTCTGGTTAAATGAAGAAATCTTTAAGGGTATGAGAGACCAAACCTTAGCTGCTTCTAAGTGGCTAGCTCGTGAAGTTGGTATGCCTGAAGGGTGTGCTCATTTAGGAATCCGTAATGCCACTACCATGATGATGCCACCTACAAAGTCAACAGCAGAGATTATGGCTGGTGCTTCTGAAGGTATTGGTCTGGATGTTGCAATGGTGTTCGTTAAGCAGAGTGCTGGAGGGGATATCTGGAGGGTTAATAAGGTCCTTCTAGAGATCATGAAGGAACGTGGTGTTTACAATGAAGACGTAATCAATGACATCAATAAGCATAAAGGTTCTGTACAACATGTTCACTGGTTGACTCAGCATGAGAAGGATGTCTTTAGAACTGCCTTTGAGATTGACATGATCAAACATTTGGATTTGTGTGCACAACGACAACAATATATTGATCAGCAACAGTCAATCAACTTGTATTTTACAAGTAATGACACTCCAGAGTATATTATGAAGGTTCACAAATATGCTTTGGAAAATGCAGGTATCTTAGCTTTATATTACATCTACTCTATGAGGGGATCTGGTGATATTAAGCGACATGAAGAATGTGATAACTGTCAATAAATCATAAATTTTTAGCCATAGAAAAACCCCTGAAGGAATTCCTTCAGGGGAAGGAATTCCTTCAGGGGTTTCTTTTTAAGTTTCTAGTTGTGTAACTCTAAGTTTAAGCTGTTCAATTTCATTTATCAATGTGGCATTTTGAGCAGTTATGATGTCAATCAAGTCAGTTTGCTGATCAATATCACCTTGAATGTTTCCCCAAACAGGTTTCACCTTGCTATTAACATAAGCTAATATCTGGTCAATATTAATAGCTTTATCACCTGTTTGATCTGTAGGTACTTTCTCAGCTCCTGTTACATCGTTAACTAATTCCATTTCTGAAATTTTGATACCTGATACTAAAACATCAGCCATAAATCTCTCCTTGTATCCTTTTTATTTTAAAAATAAATCTTTTTCTGCATTTCTTCTTCTGGTTAGACCACCGATTTCAACAAGTTTTCCACCAACACGACCTTTATTCCAAGAAAGCATAGCTTTAGCACAACCAGTGTAATCACCAGCATTTAAAAGCTTTAAAGCCTTACTTGTTGATAATGCACCTACTCCAACATTGTATGTGAAGCTAACAAGTGCATCATATTGATTTTGATTGACTGGGACTTTTACTAGTTCATTAACAGCCTTTTCAAACTTGACTAAATCATTGGCTAAGTACTGTTCTGCCTGTTTTTCAGTGCAGGTATCGCCTAATTGAACTTTATGACCATTTGGATAACGAGTTGTGCCATAACCAATAGTTATAACCCCAACACCATCGTCATAAGCACGTAGCCTTAAACCCTCAAAACTTTTTATAAAGTCAATACCGTTTTGGCTAATTGTTCTAGTTTTACCTATTGATGAAGTTTTAGAGTCCAACATAGACCAAGTTAACTTGCCAACGATACCATCAGAAGTTAAGCCATTTTGTCTTTGGAAATGAATAACAGCTTCTTGAGTGTCCTTTCCAAAGATGCCATCTGGGTTTAACTTATAGCCTAATGATGCAAGTTTTTTCTGTAGGTGAACTACTAAATCACCACGAGAGTTAAATTTTAAAATGTCCATGTTAAACTCCTTTTAACTGCCTTGAATTACTCTTTGACAAAGGAACTCTCTGTCAATAATCCTTCAGGTGATTCTGTTAGTACAACATTGTCACTAGCTGCATGGATGAATTGTTTGTATTCAGGCATAAATCTATTGTCGAGAAAAACTGCATAAAACTTCTCAGTAGTTTCAACATACTGGGCAACATTAATTACAAAGTTGGCACCTTGTTCCTCAGTCAAGCCTCTATATAAACCATCAGTAACAATCAATCCAAAGTTATCTGTTGATTGCAATACTTGAGATATCTTGTTAACATACTCATGGTAATCCGTTAGAAGAGCACCACCAGATACAATAAGCTTTGGTCTATCGTAGGGTATTGCTGTGTTTGGGAAGTAAAGAGCAGCAAATTTTAAAGCGAAGTCATCACTGGTAAAACCATCCATTTTCATTTCAGAAACAGATGAGTAAGTTCGATGACTATCTGAATATCTAGGGTTGTTGCTAACAATTAAAATATTTCTTAGGTCAACCCCTGAAGAGGTTGTTGGTGCCTCTTCACGAGAAATTGAAACTTCTACAGTTTCCTCTAGAAAAGTTGTTGCCATATTATCCTCCTAGTGCTGTTACTCTAGAAGATAAACTATCAACTTGAGCCTGTAATTTTCCTATTGCTGCCAATAGTGTATCTGCTGCCACTACTGCTGAGTTTGGTGTTGCAGAGAAACCTGTAAGGGTTGTTGATCTTACACTTGCAGCTAGAGTAGATGAGTCTTGTTTCAAGTTGACTTGGGCTTGTAATTTCCCGAAGGCTGACAAGACAGTATCTGTAGCAGTAATTGCTGTAGAACTCGCTGTAGAAAGACCTGTAAGAACTGTTGCCCTAACATCTGCTGGTACATTAGCAGCTACCTCTCTAGCATTGATCTGACCTTGCAACTTGCCAAGAGCAGCAATGAAAGTATCTGTATTGGCTAAAGCTGTGTTAGAACCAACAACATAACTTGAAAGTACTAACGCCTGAACATCAGATGAAAGATTGGCTGAAAGTTGTCTAGCATTAATTTGCCCTTGAGCTTTACCAAAAGCTGCTGCTATGGTATCAGTGTTGGCAATTGCTGTATTACCACCAACGGTGTAAGTAGATAGAACTGTAGCTTGTACATCTGTTCCTAAACTTGCACTGTTCTGTTTAAGGTTAAGTTGAGCCTGTGCCTTGCCAAATGCACTTAATACAGTATCGGTCGCTACAATAGCTGTAGAGGTCGCTGTAGAAAGACCTGTAAGGGTTGCAGCACGAACTCGTTCATCTGTATAATATAGGTTTGAACCTTCAGGGATAGCACTAGTTGTAGAGCCAACGTCTAGTTTATTTGCTTGAAGGTCATTGATCTGTGGTGCAAAGTCAGTGTTGATTGCAGTTGCGCCCTCAGTGATATAGTTTACAATCCCTGTAGGTGAGATATAACCCAGAACATTAGGTTTTGTATTTTCACCACCAACCCAATCACTTAAGTATAGGTAAATAGAACCATCTTCAGCCACTGATTTGAAGACTGGTGACCATCCTCGGAAACCACGATCTCCACGATCTCCCTTATCGCCTTTATCTCCAGTTGCACCTGTAGCTCCTGTGGCACCAGTTGCACCTGTAGCTCCAGTCCTACCTTGTAAACCAATCGGACCTCTATCACCTTTTTCACCTTTAACATCAGCACTCAATAAGGTAATGAGATCGGTTCTTTTCATTCTTTTAAATTGACCATTAACTGAAACAAAAATATGGTCTGAGTATTTAAATTGAGATGCTTCCACAACAGGGACTTTATTAATATTTAAAACAAGTTGTTCCATTCTAATCTCCTGTGCGATTATCTTTTCTCATTCTCCAGATATACTTTAAGAAGTATATTGTGTATAAACTAAATGTAATTAACGCTATAGTCCAACCAAAATCGGTCTGAATACTAGGGGCATAGTAATAGAGTATGGATGCTGACATTCCTATAAATGTGAACATCACATACATAAAACCATTCTTATCAAATTTCTTTGAGAAATACTCAATCCAAATGAAAAAGGCGACAAGTGCAACCATCACCCCTTGGAATACAACTGTTGGGGTTAGCAACAAAGCTATTCCAACAAAAGATGCAGTAATACTGTCGATAATGTTATTCATTCGATAACTCCTTCATGGCTATCACTTATCCATCTTAAATATGGTTTTGATCAAGCCGATAAAACCATCAAAGATTAAATCCAATATTTCTTCGATACGGCTTGTGAATTTCTTAATAAACCTTAGACTTGATGCTGTGGCTAATATCATGATCATTGCATAAGAGAATGTGGGCAAGTCACCACTCCATTTCTCTATCTTCAAATACTCAATAATAAAGCCACCAAGGTAGTACCCAAAAGATACTGCCAAGATAAACATGGTGAAAAGAACAAAATACCTCTTGAAAGATTGTTCTTTAGCACCACTTGTTATCTCATCCTTAATGGATAAAGCACCACCGATGATATTTGGAATTATAGGTTTGATGAAGGCAATAGCTGTACTAATTGAAAATATCTCCATCACTCCTACTCCTAATTAAGCGATTCTTGTCCAGATATACTTGGTTTGTGATGGCTGTACGTTATTATGTGCTTGGTTACCACCAACATCTTTGATCTGCATGAGGACTTTAGCCTGAGCTGTGATCCGTCCAGTACCTAACTCTTCCCACATATTGTTGTAGTCGAATCCGCTTGGAGTAGAAGTCCTAATAGCAGGATCATCATAAACATCTTCTGCCATCGCAGATAACTTATTGAACCTTTGATCAGTATAGTGGTTGTGGCTAGGCATTTCTGCGGTACTCAATGTATGTGTATAAGCACCAAACAAACTATTTACAGTTTTCGTCCAAGTAGGATCTGTTGTATTTTGTGAAACACCAACAATGGTTCTACCTTGGCAATCTAAAGCCCAAACACCATACCCTTTAGTTGTAGCTGGATTTTGTGGGTTGTTACTGATAATTGATTCACCAATCCCAATTTGGAACTTAGTTGTAACTTTAGCAATCTCGTCTGCAATTAAAGATTTTACCCAAGCAGTTGTTGCTAAATATTTGCTATTATCCTCAATACTCAATGTTTCTGGAGGGATAACTGCTGTAGTTGCACCTGATTTTCTAAACTCCATCTCAGTACCGTTAAAGAACATACCTGTGGTCGGCTCAATGTTAGACCGATAACCAGTGGCACCCATAGATACAGAAACTACTGGTTGAGTTTTAAGAATATACTGTGAGAAGGGATCTGTTGAGTTTATCCTATTTTGAAGTGTTATGAACTCAGCATAAGAAGGTGATAATTTTTCCCAATAACCATTAGCAACTGAGGTCGAAGGGTCTCTTCCTTGGTTTTCTTGAATAGCTCTGTACAATACACCACTTCTGTTTGTAATTTGGTTTACATAGTAAACACTACTAGAATCCCACTCAGGAACACCAGCTTGTAGAAGATAAGCAATGGCTCTATCTTGTCTGTACTGAAGGGCATTCATATCTTCAAAGTCAGGAATCTCAACAACCCAACCTTCAGGAATCTTAGCTGTAATATCAGATTTACCACCTGATTGTGCCCAAATAACATTGTAGTCGTTGGGCTTGTTAATTCTTGCCATTTTATTCCTCTACAATAATAACTTTTAAACTAACACCTACAGGAATTGGCAGAATTTGATCTGGCTGTCCTATACGTGTATAATAATATTGAACTAATGTTGCATTACCTGAAGGGATTACCAAAGTGACACTACCACTTTCAGGACCCTCAATAATTTGAGATCTAGTGTGACCAGTAAGAATATTTATAACTCTGAGGAAGTCATTGATAGTTCCTCTAGAGATGTTTGATGCAATTCTTGCCTTTAAGACAGTCCTGTAAGTGTCATCAGCCATCTTTCTATAAATAGTGCTGGAAGACGAAGAACTCTTCCAATAACCACCAATATTTGGATTTGCTTTTGTACCAAAGGATTCTGCCAAGGGGTGACCTAAGAAACCAAAGTTTGTCTGGTCAGTGTAAGAAATTAAAACCCTATCCTGACCTACAATTTTACCTATAAGGTCCAACATCAAACCAGAAGATTTGTCAATGTTGAAAAGCTTATCAACAAAGTCATCAAACTGATCTAAGCAATCTTGTTCATATGCAATACCAGTTCTAACTGCACAATCAAAAACACCATCACCCTTAAAGGTTCCTGTATATCTTGATCGAGCTTTTTCTGTGAAGCTATGATCTATCATATAACCTCCTAGTAGAATTGGATGTTTTCTGGATTGATTGTTGGTATCTCATTATATTGAAGGGTAATGTTTGATGTTCCATATTCAGGTACACCATTCACTATTCGACCAATTTCCAAACTATTAATATAGTGGTTTGGCACCGCATTAATTGGTGTATAAAGTCTTGATATTGAAACAACCCCTCCACCATATTGCATACTGTTTAGATAGTTGATAATATTCTGTCTAATTTGATCGTAGTTACTATTTTCGAAACCAGCTTGTTGTGTAAGACTGATTCTGATAGCAATAGGAACAAACTCAGGCCGACTAAAATTAACAGTGTAGTTGTTTCCGTTGATATCAACAGCATTACCTTCAGAAGAACCAAAAGAGTTAATACCTAGAGGTTTATTTTCGAAGATAACCTGTGCGATATCATCTCTTCTTCCGCCAAGAACTACAGCACTGAATGAGTGTGAAGGCATTGTTGTGGTAATGTTAGAGGTGTTCTCACTGATATAGACGTATTTAACTCCTGAGACTCTGTACAAGGAAGCTTGAAGAGCATTCAAAGTACTTGACCCACCAAAGTTTTTAGCTGATTTATAGTAATCTCTCAATTCTTCATCGGTTTGAATTTCTGAACCAATAGAAGCATCAAAAGGGTTATTAACTGACAACCAACCATTAACAGGACTTTGAATTGAAGTTAAAGTACCAGCATCAGCCGATACAGCACCTAAGTTAGTACAGGTTGCTTCAACACCTTGGTAAACATTAACAACTTGACTTGCTGTTAATCTCAATGATATTGTCTCATTGTAATCTGTTGTAGTGATCTTAAGATAGCCATCTGAAGATATCTCAGCAAATACATCATTGGTTGTTTGATTGATTGTATCTACAAGTAGTTGTAGAAAAGAGTCAAAAGAACCAGTGCCACGTTGTACATTAACATTAATGTTTGTGCTCGGAGATGAATCTCGTTGCCATGTGAAGACGTAGTTAAAGTTTGGATCACTAGAGTCAGCAACATTGAGGTCATAACCAAAAACACCGCCTTCTCCTTGTGTCGATTGGATTTGAATTTCATAGTCGGTTGAGAAAGTGTCGTTAGTGTAAGCACTCTTAATGAATGAACCTGCTGGGATAACTGTATATGGTTTAGCTACAACAACAAGTAAAACCTGAGAAGCTGTTGACTGTAGTCTATCAATACCACCTAAACTGGTAATGTCTTCAAGTTTGTTACCTTCGGCTGTGTCTAAGTCAGCCATATTAATAAGATACTCAGTTATTTCTTCAAGGTCGTATTTTGCTTCAGCATTAATATCAATCCATCTACCTAAAATAGAAGCTGGGTCTGTATCAACTGATTGACCATAAGGTGTAACTTCTTGGAAAATCTCAACAGCTTTGGTTCTTAGCTTTGTTCTAATATCTGATAAAGAATCTCTTTGTAAAACTCCATTTACAGTTCTAGCCATTTAAGCCTCCTATATTTCATATACATTACCTAGACTATCTTGAAGGATAAGACCAGATTCGTTACCAACTAACCTCATGGTAATTGTGTTATCCTCATCTTGACTTCTTATAACCTGTATGGTAAATTGACAACTATAGGAACGGCCATCAATGTTAGATGACCAAGAACTAATTCTTTCAATATAAGTGTCTTTCAAGACTTCTTGTTGAAGTCGAGTATCAATTGCAGCTTTAGTTCTTCTTTTTCCAAAGATTTCATCAAGCCAAGCAACCCCAAAGGTAGTATCAAGAAACCAGTAACCTTTGTTGCTTTTAAGTCTTACGTAGATTCTTTGGGAAACTTTACTGGCAAGGTCTGTTGTTGGATGGAGTTGATTTCCTGTAATGGAAACCTTCCCATTTACTAATAGTATGTCCATATACACCCCTTAAAAATAAACCCTCACTATTGTGGAGGGTCTGTAATCATATCATTACCATCATCGGTGTAATGGTGTCTATGTTGTTCTAGAGAGATTCCCTTGGCAACACCACCACCAACAAGATTAGTCATTCCATTAACTGTCTGGTTGCTATTTACAGTAGAGTCTCCCTCTACAATATTATCACCCGTATTTATCAATTTGTCAACATTAAATTGTGCTGTTTTTGCATTAACTACGAAATTATTTGGTGTAGTTAACTCAATGTCTCCATTGCGTTTTAGTCTTACTTCATTTTCATTTGAAGAACCTAAATTATGCACCACAACAACATCACTTGTGGAGTGTGGCAAGGAATGCTGCTGTGATGCATAAGGGCTTTCCTCTAGGGGACTAATTCCAAGAATGGCAAAGGCATCATTTAAATCATGAACTCTTCTTGTTTCTGGTTCATGAGAACTTCTTGCTCCACCTTTAAATGCAGAAATATCCCTTTGAGAGAAAACTAAAAGTACACTGTCACCTTGATTTACTGGCAACATTATGGCACTATTTCTTGTGTGTGGGTGTGCTATTGGCACAGATAATATGGTAGGAACTTCATTTACAGATCCATCATCATACACTCGTTCAATAATTGGTTTTACATCAATTACACCCTTATCAAGATTGGCAACACCAACAACCTCGGCTGGTAAACAATAGTACCTGTTCTCAGTCTGGGTTTGTGCACCTTTCTTTAGTGCTGTGATAAAATCTGTATTCATGTTCACTCCTTTAATCTATCTTACTGGTTGCAACTCCGATGCATTCACAGTACCATTTATCATCATAGCTGGCACCTGTATATTTAACCTCTAAGATTCCGTAACGACCACTAATGTTTTCCTGTGTTTTGGAAACAATATCAACAACCGTTTTTGGTTCTATCTGAGGTAATAGTAAGGTTTTAAACTCAACAACTTGTCGAGCTACAGTGATCTTCGGTTTGTTTGGTGTCTTTACAGCTTTTTTGGTTTTCTTTTTATTTGTACCAACCGCTTCACTTGTAGATTTAGCTTTTGACTTTGTAGGTTTTACTGCAATGAATGTTTCGTTGTTAGCGACCTCACCCATTCTTTTCGTAACTGTCTCAGTTTTTAGGTATGGTTTTTCAATCAAACCACTATCAGCATCGAATGAGTATATTGTTAAACCAGTGCTTGTTGTAACATCACTTGATTGTGTTTTATTGGGAACTAGACCTTGTTTTGAGATTGTTCCACTAGTGCCACCTTCCTCAAAAACCCTATCAGTAAAAATTTGAATAGTGTTAGCTTGAGTAATGTGCCAATTCATACCTATAGGCTTTAAAAGCTTTGCTAAACATTCAGCCATGTTTCCCTCTAAGCTTAACCCATAAGGTAATGGCTTTTGGAACATGGCAATTTCATCTTCTTTGGCAGAGTAAAACTCACCAGCAAAACTGTAAAAATCTAAAACAAAAAACACAGCTTCCGCATAGGTCATCCCAGCAGGGAATGTAGCAGAGAACTTGATTCCTGTATTTTGTATTAGGTATGATTGACTCATTTCAAAGTCAGCATAGTTTCCTTCTTTACCTCTTTTGTAGGATGCACTAATAACATCCCCTAAGAAGATTGGTGTAAGAGGCATACCTCTATAAGCTACTTCAATTTTAACTGTGAGCATTTGGTGGCCCATAGTTTTTGCAGTATCTTCACTAATATTGTATATTCTTAAACTTGCAGAGTTATTCTTTCCACTATTGTCTAGAGTTTTCGTAATCTCAAACTCAATAGGTAACTCTTGATCAATTTCAAACTTTAAAATACCTGTCTGAGTTGGGCTTCTATCGAAACCCTCTTCAAGGCCATCATCTGTGCTTGCAAGGATTTGGGTGATTTCATCAGTTGTCAAGCCTTGTTTGTAAACTGTAACCCTGATCTTCCTGTCCCATAAATATTCAGACATAAACCCTCCTTCCTATTGCTCTACATTCTCCCATCGTGTAAGATAGGCTGTGCACATCATGTTGTCATCCCATTTGTCATAATTTACATCAGCATTTGGGAATATTTTATTAAATACCAAGTTCAAAGATTCTACAGAATTCTCTCTAGGTCTAATATCAAACATCCTGTCAGGTTTGACCATTTTGTTTGATATCAGAGTATTACCATTGGCATCATATACAGTTAACATATATGCACCAGCAAAGGTGTTGTACCTAAAGGCTAAGTGGTAAGTAAAATCTGAGAGCTTGATAAAGCATGTGTAGTTTTTATCGTTATAAAGTGCTACCCTACAACCATAATATTTTAATTGCTCCATACATACTCCTTAAATTATCTACCACCATAAGTAGTTCCGTAAGTTTTACCTTCAGAGATACCTGCTCGGTTTCTTTCGGCTAACTTTCTAGCATCTTCTGCATCTACCATCTTTTGTTTAGCCATAGCTGCTGTCTTGGATCTAACCTTACCAACTAAACTTCCAGCACCTTCACCTTCTTTAGCACCAACATCAAATTGTTTGCTAATATCTGAAGGATCTGAAAAGGCACCATCACCACTTGTTTTAGTCCCTTTACCATCTTTAGTACTCTTAGATGAACCACTAGTACTATCTTTAGTAGCGTTTGATTTAGCTGTCTGAGAAACAGCTTTATCTAAGGCATCCTTCTCGGCTTTTGTCACTTCAGATCTTCTGATTTTGGCTAATCGTATTTGCTTGAGTGCAATATCAACCTCAATCATTTCACCACCATTGTCAGCACTTCTAGTGAAGGTTAGACCATCGATTACCACTGTGTTGTAGTGATCAATAGGTGGTGCATCTTCTGTGTCATCTAAAACAAACAAAGAGAAAACATGGCGATCATAGAAAGCTTTCTTTAAGGCGTTTGCAACAGCAATTGACCTAAAGTCTAACTTAGTGTCATCCTGTGTTGAAATATTATCAACATCTGTAGGGTCCTTAAAAAGACTAATTACATCTTGAACTATTGAGGATACCGAGAAGCTTGACAAGTCAATATATTCACTATTAACTACATCATAATCTGTCACGATACCCTTCAGGTTAAGTGTTGGGTTGGATAAGAACACATGGTCACTAATTGGTGTGCCCATTTCCACAGGATGCTCTGTGACATTGGCCTTATGGCTTTCACTAAAGCTTGTGGTAGCATCGAGAGAGATTACCTCTCCCGTGTTGATTGAATATAGGTGATATCTCATTCATGATCCCTCATTTTATTCTCCTGTATTCTGCTACCTAAACACCATAAGCAACTTGAGAATTAATATTCTCAGCATTACCCAGAGGTTTTCCTTTTTGGTCAACCAGTGTGAATTGACCTTCAGTTTTGATTCTGAAGTCAGCACCAGTAAAGCCACTTAAGCCATTACCAAAAGCATTCTTAGAAGGACTTGGTGTAGTTGGTTGTTGAATAGGTTTAGCCATTGGTGACCAGAAACTATTTCTGTTGATTCCATATTTTTCAAATACTCCATCAAGTTCCTCTCGGTTCTTTTTGTTTCTTTGTCTCAACTCTTCAACTTTCTCAAAACCAGTAACAATCAAGTCAACAACTTTACTCATCTCCCTCATTTCTTCAATTACATCAGACAACCAAGTTTTGATTTCCATGCCTTTAGAGACAATTGACGAAATCATCATAAAGAAGTATGATTGTACATTGTAGACAAACTCTAAGAATGAATATTTGGCAATTGTTAGAACATCCGTAAAGACATCTAACCAGTTATCTAAACCTTCTTGTTGTGCTTTCCATTGACCATATAGGAAACCTAGAATAGTAATGATTGCCATTAATGCTAATAGGATTGGGTTTGAAGCCATTAATAATTTAACAGCAGTCATAAACTTCTTGAAGCCATTGAAGAATCTCCAAAGTCCAATAAGAAGTAAAGCAATACCAGCATTGGCAATAAGAGCACCAGTACGTGTTTCATATAAGAATGATATAAAATCTAGACCATACTTCAAAAATTCCTTAATGGCTTCAATGCCTAAAGCGAAATTCTCAAAGAAGAATCCCATAACCTTAGCTAAACCAGTCCATATTGGCATCATTGCCTTCATGACATCCATAATGGTTGATAGTAACTTAAAGAAATTCTTAGCCATATCGAACAAGCCACCATCAGCAAGATCCCTAGCAAATTGTGTTACTTGGTTTTGGAATCTTGTTTGTTGGGCTTGGTAACCAGTACGACCAGTTTCTAGACCTTTAGCAGAAGCATTAGCCATAGCTTGTGTCAAGGCTGGTACTAAATCCTTACCTTGGAGTTTTAATTCGGAAATAGCTTTTTTGGCGGTTCCTAATTCTCTCCAATCTTTTTGGATTTTACCTTGTCGTGCTAAGATATCAAGAGCAGCAGAAGCCACTTTGTTACCACCAGCTACGTGTTCTTCCCATTGGTTATAGTCTTGAGCGTTTACTTGGGCTGTACCTGCCATTTGGTACAATGACTTGTTAATAAACTTCTGAGCTTCCCTAGAAGTGTGCATAGCAGTGTTATACTTCATAATGTCTTCAATAACATTTAAAGAAGCTTTTCTTCCTAGAGAATCAATGGTGTTCATGTAGATTTTACCAAAACCTTCCATGTTGGCATTGATGTCAGTACCATAGTACTGTGATCTTTCCCACAACCAATCTCGGTTTTGTTTGAACTCGGCATCATCTTTAGAGGCCATCTTTACAAAGTTCTCTGCGGTTACGTTCTCTTGTGCTCTATCTAGAGTGGCTTTAGTGGCATAGATAGCACCAACCCCAGCCATAACGCCACCAGAACCTAAATAAGCTAAGTGAGAGCCAACCATTGGTGCTAAAAGTCTACTTGCTGGTGTGTAGTGAGGTGATGATACATAACCACCACCTCCTCTCATAGTTGACCCTAAAGCCATACCTCCAGCTACCCCAGCAGCACCACTAGCAGCAGTTCTTGGGCTAGGGGGCATTCTTCCCCAGTTTCCTGTTAAGGCAGCCCTTGCTTCTGCTACAGCTTTAGCGTATGCTTCCCAAGCATTTTTACTTTTCCAAATACTAGGTCTAGATTCTTCTAGTGCTAATGTAATTTTTTGAATCTTTGAGTGGAACTCAGAAGTATTCATTGCATTTACTGTGGTAGATAATCTCCCTAAAGCAGTAACTAAAGGGGTAATACCTGTACTTTTACCTTTAAAATCTAAAGCTTTAAGTAAGTTATTTACAGGGACAATTGCTGTAGATGCTTGTGTACCAACAGCACTAATTGTTTGGCTAAAACCTACAAACTTAGTCTGTACTTGGCCCAATTTGCTTTCGAACTTTTCAAGGTTTGTTGTGTCAACTCGGAAGCCGACAGAGGCAAACAGCTTAGCAATTTCCATTATATTACCTCACAATTATTTTTTATTTTGCTCTTGGATATATTCAGCAACATCCCTGTAGAGGTCTAAACTATCTTGCAACTCAAGAATATCGTATACTTCAGAGCATGTCATATTCCTTAATTCCATATAGGTAACCAAAGGTTTTTTAGCACTAAGTATTTGCAGCCATTCATGAGGCATGCTGAACTCTTCATCTAATTTGTCAAGTTCAGCCCTTAATTTTAGATTAAGTCTCGTTTCAGGTCTGCTGCTGTCTCTCCTGAACCGAGAAAGGAAAAAACATCAGCGTAGTTGAATGAGATAACTTCCCAAGCTAACAAGTACCATGAAGTAATGTTCTTAGCGAATTCATCATTAGGAACAATTACACGGCCATTGGCACCATATACTTGACTTACCAGAGTTTTTAAGAGTTTGAGTGCTGTGTTATAATCCACTGTAGTGAATACTTTCTCTAGAGCACTTAAAATCATTTTACTTTTTTCTGCTTCATCTTCAGTTGTGAAGGCATCCTGTAAATCCTTAATGAAGGGGATGATTACACGGCTTAACTCATGGAAGATAACCATTGAGGTTTCACCCTTGAAGATTTGAATTGTGTATTCTTTGTCGTTAACAGTAACAACTCGTTGTAGTTCTTGTGTCATATTCACTCCTTATATAACAAAGATATTATCTAAATAATTGAAAGGTATATGTAAAATCTGCACCATCAATATCCATTGTATTGTCTGGTTTTTTAACAATAATGGCATCACCATCTAGGCCAATACCACCATTATCGACAATGTGGATTTTAAGTTTTCCCCTACCAGTTCTATACATGATATCCCATGCTTGATTAAGTGCATTACAACTAGGAGAGGTTCTTTGTAGTACAATCTCCATAGTAATGACACCATTTCTTTTTCTGGTTACAGGGTTTCCACCAATTGCCATACTTTCGTAAGTTTTGAAAACATCGGGGTAGTTGATTCTACATTCAACAACACCCTCTAATTTTAAATCACCAACATAAAAGATATGCTTTGAAGGGTCATAAGAACCCTCACCATTAGAGATAATCTTTCCAGCAATCCTCTTAAGGGTTGTAAAAACTCTGCTGTTAAGAACACTTTGGGTTTGCTTAACAAAGTTACCAAAGCTCTCAGAAGCCTTTGTTGATGACTTTAAAACAGTATTTGTAGCTTGTGGACCTAGTAAGGAATCTCTATCAACTGTTTGACCTAAGATGTCGGGGTTTTCTTTGATGTATTGATCAAAATCAAGATCAGCCATATAATTCACTCCCTAGACAAATATGTCTCTAACATCTTCAAAAAGATTATTAACAGTTCCTAAAATTGAAGATAGGTCAATATCTAAATAACCAGCTATTTGAATAGCTTGGTTGATCATTCTTTCAATATCATCATTATCACCTATAGGGTTACCACTAATGACAAAAGAAGGATTCTTTACATTAAACTCCCAATTAAGTACATTCATACCTGAGCCAAAAGTAACTGTAGGTTCCCTTCTAAAGAAAACATCAGTTGCATACATTGTGGTCCCTGTGTTATGATCTTTAATAATCAATGGTAGTTTTAGTGTTGAACCAAATCTCTTGTAGATTGTATGTAGTGCACTCAATAAGGTGTTATCTGGTGATGTCTGCTGCAATGAAAGAGTTACAGTATACATTGCATTAGGTTTATGTGTTATTTGCACTCTACCATCAAGAGAATCCTTCATGGTTGATGTGTCATTTTGAGGCTCAATCACAATGAAGTTGTCTTCAGCATAACCTGAAATGGTTTTTCCAAGAATGGTGAATTGCACATCCATTGGTGAGTAATACATCAATTCATTGATCATAATATCCTCTCAAAGAAACAAAAAGGGAGGGAAGGAAAACCCAACCCTCCCAAGCATTAGTCAACCCAAGTGTTGTCGATAGGTGCTTCAAGTGTTGTTAAAGCATCTACAACTTCTGGTTCTAACATAGCGTTACCACCAACGAAGATTTCTGAGTTGTATGCATAAATATTCCATTCACGCACTGACATGTTGTTTGTGTAAGTGATTTCTGGTAGTCTTGTAATGTATGCTTGTCGTGCTGTCGCAACAGTACGTCCAGAAGCATCCTTAATCATTACTGAGAAGAGACCTTCATTTCTACGTGAACGAACATCCTTTTGAAGTAGTCTTGTTAAGACATCGTTCGAAGGTGAAGTTTGTTGTAGAGATAAAACCACGTTTGCACTTCTGTTACCATTATGAATACGGGCACCAGTATTATCTGCACCATTGTATGGTGTGTATGTATCTACTGAAGGTGTTATAGTAACCATAGAATCTTCCATGAAACCTACAACCCTATAAACTAGACCTGTACTTTCTTGCTCTAAAATTACTTGAACTTCTTCAGCACTGTATGTACCTAAGTTTTGTTCAGCCATCTAAACTCTCCTTATTTTAAGTAAGTTTACCCTCAGATTAAGGGTAAACAGTGCCTTCAATGTCAACATAGTGAATAGCACCTTCAAGTCTAGCTCTGAAAGTGATGCCTTTAAGTTTACGAGAGTTACGTTCTGCTGGTGTCAATGCTAGAACATCAGGCATGATAAGAGAATATTGTGGTTCTCTTGCCAAGATACCAAACAGGATAGCTTGTTCTAAAACTCTACGAATCGGTGCCTCAATTAAAGCAACCCCTTCATTACTCATACCTACTTTACGTTGGTTTCTTAGAACGTTGTAAACTGCTTCTCTCAAGCGAGTGATAATCCACTGAACCCCAAGCATTACATCAATCCACTCACCAGAAGCAACCTTACCACCACGATTAGAGATAACTGCATCGTCTTCATAACTGTCTAGCCATGAAACGTTGTTGGTCTCTAAGAATGTTTTCTGTGTTTCAGAAAGTTTTGATGGTAAAAGACCTTTAACTGGTTTAAGAACCCAAGTGATACTTCCAGCTTGCTCAGAACCGAATCTAGCAATCCATCCAGCTTCTGGGATAGTTCCTGTAGTATTTTCATTGAATAAAACAAGTGTACGATCGTAGCCAAGAGTTTTTAGCTGAGTCATCAAGTTGCCTTGTGCTGTAATATCAGTCATAGTAACTCCATAAAATAACTCTTGTGTTTCCACATAAGCTGCAATTGCAAGAATATCTGCATCTGCTGTAGCATCTGTGACAACGAATAAAAATTGGTTATATGCACTTAATGTACTTGTAAGCTTTGTAACATACTCGCCAGTTGCAACAGCACCACCTGTAACAACAATCTTAGCTGGTTTAATTTCTTGTCCAAAAGCCATTGCTGCTGCTTTATAAACATAAGAATCTGTATCAAAGCCATCATCTAAAATTTGATCAATATTAGTGTAGATGCGGTATGCATCTGTAAATGTTGTGTTATTTGAGACAATAGCCATTGTGTTTAAATCAGCTTCACGGATGAAACTAGTCTCTCTTCTAATAACAACATTCACTACTTCAGAAAGTTTTGAAGCCATTTTTCTTCCTCTTTTATCTGGTGATAGTGTTTGTACCTGTTATTGTGTAGTCAGGTTCTGGAGTCCCTAAATCTTCGTCAATAGTGAGAACATGGCTCACTTCTACTTCTTCAATAGGCTCTAAATTAAATTCAAAGATTGATTTATATCTAAGGGTAAGATCCACATAGTTGTTTGTATAGGCTGTAGTCTCTGTAGAAACATCAACTGGCCTCATCGGAGAGACACCTGCTAAAGACAATCCCTGTCGGTAAAATGCACTTCTTCCTTGAAAACTTTTTACGATTGCCATAAACTTTCTGGAATTAGCATATGTGCTATCAGTAAATTTACCTATAAAGGAAACCCGAACGACTACCTCTCTAGTTTCCCCATAACGTCCAACATAGTCAGTATCACCAGCTACATCTCTTGGTGCGGTTGAGGTTGGTTTTTCACCCATACCAACAATTTCATCGGCTAAAACATCAAATAGAACCATTGGTGGAGTTAGTTTTACACCTTCTTGTCCAGACCAGTAGAACTGTACATCTGGCATCAACTCTCTAAATGCTCTTGAGAATTGTCTTCTGTCTTGCATGATTAACCTCCAATAAATGGTGATTCATCATCTAGCCTTACACAAATACATTCACAGTGATTGAGCACACCCATTTCATAAGGTTCTGCTGTTTTTACCTCATAGTATTTATCTTTCCAGACAACAATATCAGCTTTGGTTTTAACTTGAGGATTCCCTGAAGGATCAGCCCTATCATCTGCCTTGACAAGATTGTCGTAACAGAGAACTAAGATTGTATCTTTCTGTCTGTCCCCTTCTTTTAATTGTTGTTGTACGTTCCATCTGTTAGCTGGTTGAACATTGGCAATAACAGAGATCTCTTGATATTGACCACCAACCCACATCCCATCTTCATCGTAATACCCACCAACATGTCTCAATACTTTTAAATTGACACGCCCCGTAGGTGATGATAGTGGCATAATTTCCATATTTTAATCTCCACTAAATCACTTGCTAAAATCTAAACCTATAGGCATAATTCGATAAGAAATACTTCTAATTAAATGACCTGTATCATTATAGAAGTCTGTTGGGGATCTATCGGACCAACTAGGTAACTTCAATGGAACAAAACCTTTCTGAGTCATTACATCGAATTTAAGACGAGATTGCATTGCTAAACCTAACTTCACCCATGCTTTATCCCTAACAGATTTACCTGTAAAGACATCGTGCATGATATCCATCATTACAAGTTTTGCTGTACCTTTACCACCAGTGTGCACATGTTGTGTAAATGTTGGTCGTGGTGGAATAACTCTGGCTTTACCATTGATCTCATCCACTGAACCAAACTCAAGACGCTTCCAAATGGTTGCTACATACATCCCACCTCTACCTCTAGGGTCACTTGTAGGATATCTATTGTCATCTACAATACCATAACGTACATGTTGAAGAGATAGGTTAACAAGTTCACCTTTCAAGGCTTCTAACTTTTCAGTATTCACATGCATGGTTAGGTTCTTATGTCTAACCGTATAGGCTTTCTTTCCAGCATATGTTGTTCTATATCTGGCCTTTTGCCATTCAGGTAATCCACCCCTAGCCATACTTACTCCTTAAGGATTTGGCACATCAGAGTCATCAATAACTGCTGGTAGTGCCACATCTCTCACAAAACCTAAAAGTCTTCCACTTTCATCAACCTCAGCGAATCCTGTAGGGGTTAATCTACGATATCCCATCATAGTTGGCATTCTGAAGAATTGGCCTCTATAGAATGGTTGTGCAACAATAGAAGGGTCTAGGAAGTATTGTTGTGACTGAGCCTTCTCAATACCACCATAGAAAAGAGCGTCTTCTCTTAACTGGAATGATGGTGAAGTAGGCTTCATTAACATTTTAATCCACTGTAAGTAGTGGTTGAAGTAATCACCAGCATAGACTTCGATTTGTCCAGCCCTTTCTCTTGCCATTCGAGTAAACTTTGGAATCATAGCGCCAATAGCTAAGTAGAAGGCTACCTTTACGTTACCATCAGCTTGATTTAAAAAGTATTGAATCTCTTCATCTTGGTAGATTGGTTGTCTTTCATCTAAGTCACCTAAGAGTAATCTAAGCTCATCGATTTTGTTGTTTGATGGATCGCCTGTATATGTAAATGTCATTACATTCTCCTAGAAATAACTTTATGTAAAAACATCTCTAAACCTTATGAAATGCCTTTAGATAAAGTTATCTAGGCTACCTAGAAAGATAGCCTAGAAGGTTATTCATTTGACTGATTAAGCCAATGTACCTACGATCTTGAAGATTAATTCAGGATGTGTAGCGAAGTAGATTGGGCTTGTTTCAGTGATGATTTCGAAGTGGTGACGTTCGATCAATGGAGTACGCCATGCGAAAATCTCTTGACCTACTTGACCAATTGTGTCAAGGTTGTTGTCTGGAGCGAAGCGAGCTTCATACATACCAGATAAACCACGTACAATTGTATGACCTTCGTTATTAGCGATAGGTTCAATCAAGTCACCTTGCTCTGTACGGAATGTTGAAGGGTAAGTCATGAAACGTACACCATCAAATGTAAACGTAGAAGCAATACCGTAACGAGTCATTGTTTCTGTTGCCCAAGGACGAGAGTTGTTGATTGCTTCTTGACCACGACCAGTCATAGCAAGAACATAAAGTTCAGCTAATTGAGGGTGTGTTACGATAGCATTAAACAACGCTTCACCTACTGGTACGTCCACTGACTGAATCACACCACCCCAAAGGTTGGCACGAGTTAAGTCAGTTTTTAACTTACGAATCGCACCAATAAGGTCGAAGTTAGGGTCAGTGAAGTTCCAAGTATGAACTGTTTGTGTAACGCCATTGATAGCGAACATGTCAACAATCACAGAACCATCTAGAGGATCACGAGTGATACCTTGTGTAGCTGTTACAGCCATATATTCATGAGATTGCTCTAAGTTTCTACGTAAGCTTGCAAGCTTGTCTACGTATAACTCTGTTACTGATTCAACAGTAAGCTCTTTCCAGTCACGTACAACATACGCTACATCTTCACGAGCGATTTGTGCGCTGTGTTTGATGTAAGGAATGTAGAGAGCTTGTTGTTTAACACGCCCACGAGCGTCTTTAACAGTGTTACGTTCTCTACGAGAAGTTGTACCAACCATTGAGCTACGAGCGCCTTGGTTGATTTCGTAAAGTACAGCTTCCTGAGTTGTACCACGTTTATTAAATAATCCAGAGTTGTTAAAAGCACCATACTCTGGTACGATCTCATTAATAGCATCAGTAAGATCAAGAGTAGTGCTGAAATCTAATGGATTGCGAATAGTTGGCATATTATAAATTCCTCATATTTGAAAGTGTTATGGGATGAGTGGCGAAACAAATTCATCCCACCCACCATCAATTCCTTTTGACTATTTTTCGTAAATATCTTAAAATTAGTATTTAGCGATTTGTCTGATGATCTTGAAGCCTTTGTCGTCAAGAGCTTTGTAAACTGCTGCACGAGTAGTTGGAGTTACATCGGCAGGGAATACTAGGTAAGATGTACCTACACCAACACGACCACGATAAACAACTACAACATCTTGTGTAAGGTTATCTGCTGTGAATACAGTTGTATTTGAATTCCAGTCACGCTTACCATCAGCTTGTTGTTTGTAAGGGTCATCACCACAGTAAATTACAGGGTTTGTAATTGAAGCTGTAGTTGCAGGGATTGTGGCAGTACCATCTCCATTATCTTGTAAGATGTGACCGATTTGTAAAGTTGTACCAGCCGTACCTGTTACTGTGATGTTCTTACGAACATAACCAATAGTTGTACCAGCTTCAGTCTGGAAAACATCAGAAAACTCGGTGTGACCAAGATTAAACAATGCATTTAAATCTAAAGTTGCCATATGTTGAACTTCCTCTAATTATCGAGATTGATTGTGTTTTTGAATTGCAGCACCTAAAATAGAAGAATAATCTTTGGTAGGCTCTTCATCATTTGCCTTTGTACCCTTCTCTTTAAGACTGTCTTTTGATTTTTGGTAAACACTTGAAAGTGTTGCATGATAAGCTTCGAATTGCTCATCACTAAATGTAGCAGCCAGTTGCATTGCACCTTCTACTTGGTCAACTGCAAGAACTTTCTCAAGTTTTTCTCTGCGGTCAGCCATTAAAGTTTCATGTTTTAGATCAATTAAACTTTGTTCAGCTAGTTGTGCACGTTCAGTTAAAGCTTGTAAGTCAACTTCTTTTTGTGCAATATCAGCTTGTAATGCTTGAAGTGCTTGTTGGTGTGTATCAGCTTGTTCAGCCAATGCAGCATCAATAGCCAATTTAATTTGTTCATCAGTAGCAGAAACCTTAGTCATCAAATCTTCATATTCAGATTTTTGCAGGGTTACCACTTCTGGATTATCTTTTTGGTTTAAATCTAAATCTTTTACGTCCATTTGTTTTACATCCTCACATGTTGTTTTGAACTTGGCAGTTTCAGCAAACGGACTGAAACTTAAAGAGTTAACTCTTTGGGTTTGTCTTGGAAGGTAATCACCAAAGAAATCTGCACGAGTCATTAATACATCCACCAAGCCAACCTCTAGGGCTTTCTCTGCGGTATACATAGAAGCTTGTGTTCCTACAACATCCTTGACATCCATATTTCTGTATTTGGCAACGTGGCCTGTGAATACACCATATAAACGATCAAGTGTGTTGTTGATTCTTTGAATGAAGCCTTCTTTAAAACGTCCTTCATCATCAGTTGCTACTTTGTTATCACCTCTAAATAGTGTGATTGTTTGTATACCTTCTTCTTTTGAGGTATCCTCAATCAGTGAAGCAACAACCCCAATTGAACCCACTTCTGAGTCTGGATTTGCTACCACTGTATGAGCAACTGCTGATAAAGCATAAGCTGCTGAAGCAGATTTACCATCAATATAGGCTATTAATTTAGCCCCAGATGCATCTGCAATATTTCTCAAGTTAACTGCTGTTTCAATATTTCCGAATGCTTCACCACCTCCACTATCAACATACATGAGGATGGTTTTAGCACCCTCTGCTATTTGTGCCTTGATAGTACGTTCGAGTCTTTGGTAAGAGGTCATCCCACACATAGCCTCGAAGGGGGTACTTCTGTAAACAGTCGTACCTTCAATATTTAAAACACCTAATTTATTCTTAGGGTCATATTGAATGAAGTCATAATAATCTTGTCGAGCTTGCTCACGAACATCTTCAGGATACTGTGAGAAGTCAGGTCGTTTGAATGAATTTGCTTTAACTGGATCTAAGGCTAAAACCTTATCTTTATCCTTTTCAGCTTTTTCTTTTGCTGCTCTTTCTTTTTCAGCACCAATATCTACTTGCCAAGCTAACTTACCAGTGTTACGATCAATCATATAACTGGTAAGCTTTTCAAAGTGCTCTGGAAGCATGTATTGTGGGGTATTGAAAACAGATTCACTCAAGCGCATAATACTGTGTGCTCTTGACATTAGTACCTCACTTATTTTGTAAATTATTTGCTGAGTTATCCTTCTTAGCTACTTTATTTGATGTTCCATTAAGTCCACCAGTATCAGAAGCGTAACCTTTACCACTCTTACTTTGCATTTCTTGGTCAACACCAAGTAACTTGTCAAGTTCCTCTTTAGAGATATCAGGGTCAACCATGTCAGGAAGACTTAGAATCTCTGCAATTCTGTTGACATTACGTGCTGAGCGATATACCATATTAACAGCAGTAAGTTGTTGGATTGCCTTAGCGAAAGTCTCAAGGTCTGGTCTAGAGATATCACCAAATTCAAATTTAGGTAGTCTTTCTAAATCCATACCATTAGCTTCTGCAATGATTGGAATTAACTTCCTATTCATTAATTCTTTAATAACCATCATACGAGATTCAACTACAGTTTCTACTAGAGAAGTTTTACTATCGGCAAGAGAGTAAGAACCAGTATTGGTAGAACCAAGTTGTAATAAATCTGCACTCAAGCATTGAAGAATTTCATTGGTGTATCTTTTAACAATCTCACCTGTAACAGATGTATTAGATGCTGTAGAGTTAATAACTTCAAAACCAAAGTAAGGCTTACCACTAAGTTCATCAAAATCTGAAGGGATAACCATACCAGCTTGCTCGCCATTGTTCACATTAGAAACAATACGTTTTGCATTCTCATAAACCTTTCGGTCTGCTGGAGTGGCATGCTCAGCCATATACTTAGATGGGATTTTAAAAATACCCACACCGTTAAGGTTTTTACTAACAGTTGTACCTTCAATTTCTTGATAAGTTACCAAGTATCTCCAAGCACTATAACATCCATCTAAAGGGCTTGTCCCAATAGGGCTACCATCTTGAGGATTGACTCTGAAAATTAAGAGACTTTCAATAGGAATAAAGATCTCTTTTTCTTTATAACCCATATATTTTTTAGTTTGAGGAATCTTCTGAGTGATACCTAGCAAGGTTCTACCATTAGGGTCATAAACCCATTCAGCAATACTGTGTTGTGATCTGATTGGTAAATATTTTAGGCCAATCTTACCATCATTGTATCGTGAACCTTCCTCAAATCTTCTGTATCTTAAAACAATCTCATGAACAGAATGTCCATATTGGTTCATTGTTGATACTTCTGAAATAAAAGTCTGCCAACCTTCATCCATGTCATTAAACACTTCAGTGATAAATTTAGCATTCTTCATATCAGCCTCTTTAGGCTCGTAAGCTTCAATTCTCCAAGGAACCCTAGCCATCATGGTTGAAATTAGATTAAGTGCTGAAGAGATAACTAAATGTTTGCCCATTAATTTGTATGTTTCAAGGCTTGTTGGGTATGTTAGAGCATCCCAATTCATTTCAGTTAAATCCTTGAAGGTATTACCATGAACACCTAACTCAACGTTTAATGGGTCGAGTTTTTTCTTCTAACACGTTTTTTAACAACCATCCCAGTATCACTGAAACCAGAAACTGTTTGTACTTCATTTATAGCCATGACTACTCCTTTATAAAACTGCTAAGTCGATGGCATAGTCAATCGTTCTATTTTCTGCTACTCTTTTATAAGCATCAGCAACAGCATCGACAGCATCATCGTGCACAGCCTTATTTCCACTTCCAAAAGCTTCTAACTGATGAAAGAAGGCTGCATTCCAATCACCACGTACAATCTTCACATGTTTATTTTGTGCTGCACCTGAGAATGGAATAAAACGAACGAGCTTGCCTTTATTACCTACAGGAACTACAATAGGAGATACACCATGCTCTCTTAGCTTAGAGGCCATATCCCTAGCTGCAAATTTAGCCATACCACCAGCATCTTGAGGGATTGTTGTTTCAACAACACCAAACATCTCAGCATCTTCTAGACCAGTCTTTGCAATTAACTCAATAATTTGCCCAGAACCAACCCTTTCAAGAACCATGTCTTCAACATAGATTGTACCTTCATCATCTTTACTCAGACGAACACCACAGGTATAATCGGGGTTTGGGTTTGTCTCAGTTGGTAATGTGAAAGCCAAGTCCCAAGAACGAACCCTTTTACGGACCCTTTCAGGAGGCTTATCAACTATCTCACACCAAGACCTGTTGAAGTAACTTGAATCTTCCCTACGTGCAAACCAGTTGCCGTACAACTCACGTTCTCGCACTACTCGGTCTTTCTGTTGGAGTAGGTTTTGAAGATATTGAGGTGAGTTCTTAAGAAGAGGTGGGTTATCGTAAACTGTACCACCAATAAATCTAAAGCTTAGTGGTCTAGTCCCTTTTGTAAATAAATGCGGATACTTATCAAGTAATTCCTGTTCATTATCACTCCAAACTAAACCTTCTGGAGTCGATACGAAATATCTTTTTAATCCATTCTTATCTTTATCAGGTCTTCCAGCAAGAGGATGCCCTACAGGATATAAATACCACTTAACCCATTCAAACAAATAACTATCAGGGTCAGGGTTACATGTAATCCATATATTTGGCATAATGTTTGGATCTTTACCGTTACGCAAACGAGAGATCAAGAACCAAATTTGTCTTTCTGATAACTGTGTACCTTCATCGACCATCACGCCAGTCAAGTTAAGACCACGATATTTTTCCATAGCTTTCTCATCTTCAGCACCTGCAAAGTTAATTACAGCACCAGAAGGAAAGCGAAACCTCATAGGTTTCTCTGTGATTTTAACTCTCGGCTCAAATGCCTTGTATAAAGCTTTGGCTTCTTCAAAAGCACCACCACCAGCCCTCAGAACTACTTCATTTTTACGGATAACATCATTTTGTTAGTGTTAGCTCGTTAAGCTAACTCCAAGGTTTTAACCTTGCTACATGTCACCATGTAGATCAGACTATATCATCATCTCTGCGAGATGCCCCCCGTTTCCACTCACTTGAGTGTACTTCCTGTCGGAATAGTCGTTGAACCTTCCCTGCTGGGCTTGGCTGCTGATTGCCTCAAAGAGGGTTCCCAGCAATTAGAGGGGTTATTCGATAAGTGTCACCACTTAAAGGGGCATGTATTTTCACCCAACATAATGAGGACTATTTACATATTGAAGGTGTCTTAGTAGACCTCCATAGGTTTTCGCAGACCCCATAGTGATTGTGTTAAGAAGGCTTCGTTAGAGCCAACCCATGCAACAGCACATTAGCCAATTGCATGCTCAAGGTTTCCCATGAGTCCAGACTATATCTTCACCTACTTGAGGTGCCTTGCACTTCGGGACACTTGCCCCTACTCTACTCGGTTCGTTACCCTTTCGATAGTCGTTGAGGGTTCCTCTAATAAGAGGCTTCCCTGCTGATTGCCCAATCCTTAAGGTTGTTACACTTCGGTACTCAAGGCTCTAAGGGGTTTCCAGCATTTCACAAGGTTATTCGATAAGTATTACTACTTAAAGGAGCCTATATTCACCCACCATAAACTGTAATTGTTGCATCACTTTGCAGTAACTTTGCTTGCACTGGACTACACGGTGCAAATATATTCGACATTAATACCTCCTATATCACGTCTTTGTAATTCCGGTACAGGGCAATGTCAGTAACTTGGTCTCGGCTTAAGCCCAATCGCTTTGCAATAGCACCATTACCGAATTCTTTATCGTAAGGTTTTATATGCTTACGTATGTATCGTACATCCTCGACAGAAACTACTCGGTGTGACTTGTAATAGTCAATAAGACCAGTCTCACGAGCATGTGTATGGTTATCTTTAGAGGATATCCACTCAAGGTTATCAACCTCATTACACCACTGCTTGCCATTCTTATGATTTACATAAGGAAGGTTGTCTGGGTTAGGTATAAATGCAGCAGCTACAAGCCTATGCACGTACTTCTTACTAACCTTTTGGCCAGCAACCTTAAGGGCTACTTTTAGGTATCCTTGCGGATGGTTGAATAGATTAACAATAGTTCCGTCAACCTTACGTACACGACCCAAATCACTAACTTCATAGCCACCAAAACCTTCAACAGGCTTCCAAATTTCTTCCATAGCTTGTCCTCTATGTTGATAACTTAAGGGGTGATGCCTAGGACAAGTAAGCACCACCTCTTAAATCTACACGAAATGTCATTATAAATAAGAAAACCCACTAACCTTAATTATTCCCTATTATTGACTTGTGTCATCCATAACAGTTATTTGGTTAGTGGGGTTGGAGAAAAACCTTAAACTAAAGGTTTTAGAAACGTGTTTGCTTATCTTTATTATTTTTGCATATTTGTGATCATTTCTTTCAACTGAGTAATTTTAGGAGTACCTACAATGGTATCCTTCTTTAAGGACTCTTGGAAAGATATGAAAGTTGGTAAGGTCTGAACATTAAATCTTTCAGCTAGTCCTTTCGATTGCTCAATATCGATATCTACAAAGACAATATCAGGATTTTGTTCAGATAATTTTTTGAGGACTGGAGTTATCGCTTTACAACCAGAGCACCATTTTGCACCAAATTTGAAGATAACCTTTCGGTTTGTACCAATCTGGCTAAATGCTTCATTTTCTACTAGTTCTAAATACACGATAATTGATCCTCCGAAACTGGAAGCGAAGTTGGGATTCGAACCCAAACCAGAGGATTATGAGTCCCCTGTGCAAACCGTTACACTACCTCGCTATGAAAACTTAATTGCTTATATATTATATATAACACTAAAAATCTATTTGTCAAGTGTTTTGTTTAATTATTTTTAACATTTCAATACTACGTGTTTTAATTTCTAGTTTTTATCGACATATCTATCTAGCCATGTTTATCACATCGACATAAACTAAAATCATGCCGATTAAGGTTGTCACGCACCAACATCTTAATCTAATTTGGCAAATCCCCTGTGAATCGAACACAGCTAAGTGGTTTTGGAGACCTCTTCCCTCCCAGAGGGGGACTTATTGGTAGTCGTGGTGGGTACTGCCCCCACATCAAGCACTTATCTAGTGAAAAGGTTTATAAATCCTCTTGCTTTCTTTAAGCTACACGACCTAAATATGGTGCCGAATGTAGAATCCGAGTCTACGACCTTCGCATTACAAGTGCGCTGCTCTACCAACTGAGCTAATTCGGCTTGGAGTCCCCACAGTGAATCGAACACTCTGACTACCTTCCCCCTATTTAATGTCGAGAGCTTAGAAGGCTCTTGGAGGGTGTAGGGACTTAAAACTTAACGTATTCTTGTAAGTATAAATGATAGCAACCCTAAAGGTATAGCATCTTTAGCTTCTGGTGTCAAATAGACATCATCAAACTTCTTACCAACAATACAACTTTTATCCTTAGTGAGATCTTCAACATTAACAAATGTGTAAGTTCTATCTTCATAGGATATCTTCTTAGGAACTAATGTGTACTTAATTTTGATACCTTGTTCTTGAGCATCCTTTACAATATCTGCAAAGTCATAACGCTCTTGGCATCTACAATCACTAACAAGTAATACTTCCATGTAGCACTCCTAAACTGGTAGGGATATTCAGATTCGAACTGAAACTTGAGAGGGTTTAAACCTCTTGCCTCTGCCGTTGGGCTATATCCCCAGAATTTGGTAGGTAGTCTGAGACTCGAACTCAGAAACTTCACGTTCTAAGCGTGAAAGGTATGCCATTCCCTTCAACTACCCAAAAACATATGAAGTGAGTCTTTAGTCGAGCCGACTTGTCCGTATCCTTTAAACGGTGAGCTGATAGCTGTACAAACACTTCATAACTGGTCTCTGTAGTAAGAATTGAACTTACGACCCCTCACTCCCAAAGCGAGTGCTCTACCAAACTGAGCTACACAGAGATAAACTTTAAAATAGGGGGAACACTGTGAGAATCGAACTCACCACCCCAAGAACCCTTCGAATGATTCTTGACGCTAAACCTAGCACCAGCAATTCTTAAAACAGTTTCGAACCTGTAGAAAGAACCTTAGGAAGTGTCCATAAACATAATCTGGAGCGTCTATTCGGATTCGAACCGAAGATACTGAATTGGAAGTACAGGGTGTTACCACTACACTATAAACGCTTGGCGATGGGTAAAAGAATCGAACTCTCAACTGCTCATCACAATTGGCACGGGGTTCAAGCCCGCTTTGTCACCTTGACGCTACCCACCTTGGTAGTCCCTGTAGGTTTCGAACCTACTACCTTCACCTTGTAAGAGTGTTGCTCTCCCGATTGAGCTAAGGGACTGTAGTGAGTTTTTAACCAGAACCCTAACTGGGATGCCTTCAAGGTAGCGAGCCACGAAGATATCTTGTCGTAACTAAAGGAGGGGTAATTACCTGTCCAATAGCCCTAAGAAAAAACCGATTAGTGTGCTTAACTAGGTCAGAGGCGAATCGGTGTCTGCATTTGCCCCATCAACAGCGTTACTTTAGACAAGCCATTGATGTTGCTTTGTTGCGGTCTGGTCTTGAGGATAACCGTAACAGGATCAACCTGTGGAGCGCACAACAAATTTGGCAGAGGCCATCGGTCTCGATCCGAATGCTATTTCTAACACGATCACCTTAGCAGGGTGTCCCAGAACCTATCTGGTTTAACCTCTATAAAAATCACTTTGGATTACCATGTGAGACTTCAACTCACCAACAACGATGTTGCAGACCGCCCCTTCGAGCCTTTAGGTTATGGTAATCCTAAAATAATTCTTCTTTTAAAAATTTGGTGCACAATGTTGGTAACGATCCAACCTCTCAACCTCTTCAGGGTAGCGCTAATCCATCTCAGCTACTTGTGCTCTGCCCCGACCTTTCTCTCCAAGTCAGTTAAGTCACACCACTTAGATTCACTAACAGGCCATTATTAGCTACTACTTCAGGCAGGTGTCGCCCCACTTTCAAACTTTCAGGACTGTACCTCTACTCGTTTGAAATTCTTAAAATTCTTGGTGTGACTTCGGGATTTGAACCCTGACCTTCTCCTTCACAGGGAGTGATGCAAACCATTACACCAAAGTCACCATTGTTGGTAGGACGTATAGGATTTGAACCTATGACCTCGAACTTAAAAGGCTCTTGCTCTAACCAACTGAGCTAACGTCCTATTGGTATTCCATACGAGATTCGAACTCGTGCTACTTCCTTGAAAGGGAAGCGACCTAACCGCTAGTCGAATGGAATATTGGTGGATACACAAGGGACTCGAACCCTTAACCTGATGCTTGCAAAGCAACTGCACTACCATTGTGCTAGTGACCCATTTGGTAGTCGAATTAGGACTCGAACCTAAACTAGAAGAGTCAAAGTCTTCTGTGCTAACCATTACACTATACGACAATACTGGCGACTCTGACCAGACTCGAACTGGCGTTTTTCTCCTAGACAGGGAGGCGCATAATCCACTATGCTACAGAGCCACAAGTAAAACGCTGAGATTACACGTTTAAATGACCACCTTGAGAGGATTATCTTTTCCCTCATTATCCACTATACTTTATATAGTAGTGATCAGTGCTGGTCAGTATAGCTAACCACTCTTAGACGTTGGAACTACTCTCCCAATACTCAAACTATGCTAGTATGCCTACCAAACATAATCCTTTCATGAAAATACAAATAACCTTTCAGGTTAAATGTGCAATGGACAACCCATTACTATGTAAGCACCTTTCATGCCAACGTGAGAAACACTTTTGAATTTAATTTTTTCCTAAAATGAAATTTGTATTGCATAGATAGTGGTTTCTCTGTGGCTAACAGATCTTTTGAACCCATCAATACCACACTACCTAATGTGCTTTACCATGCACGATGTTTCAAGCATATATTGTCCACTTGGTTTAGGACTACGAGATTCAGCACCACCTGTTAAACTCTATATACCTCTCACAATGGTAAACAGCGTTTTGACTTGACAATCAACTTCGCTAGATACCTTCAAGTTCTCTTATTGCCTATCGACTCAGGAGCATTACACCCCCATACTTAAATGGTTTACACCGATTGGCTCTACGCCACATAAGTATGATACCTTGAGTGTGTACTTGACAGATTTTTACTCTGCGCCATAACTGCCGTTACGACTTTATACTGTTTTGCAGTTTATCTAAGGGTTATACACGACCCATACCCCGAAGGGTAATTCTTAATTTACTCAGGCTCTAGAGGCTGGATTCGAACCAACAACCAACAGATTAACAGTCTGCTGCACTACCGTTGTGCTACACTAGACCTGAATAAACTTTTAAAAACTTTTAAATTGGTAGTACCTGATGGTTTCGAACCATCGACCTCAGAATTATCAGTTCTGCGTTCTACCCCTGAACTAAGGTACTATTTGGTGGGTGATCTAGGATTCGAACCTAGACAGCTTTCACGTCAGATTTACAGTCTGATGGGGTTGACCAACACCCCAACATCACCCAAATAACCAAGAGGGCTTTTACTCTTGGTTACCGATAAGGACATAACTATGAAAAACAAATAATCAATATGTTTATCAGCGCTATGTATTTAAGATTACCAGATTTTTATACATTGTCAACACCTAAATTTGATATTTTCATAAATTTTTCATAAAAACCATAAAAATATTACTTAGTTGTATATTTATTGTACAAAATAAGGTTAATTTATCTCATACTCACCCAGACCTTCACCAGATTCAGGAACGTATCCATCAGCTAATGTTGGGTCTGTAGGAACATCGGCATATTCTGGATTCTCTACATACTCTAACTGTAAAGTCCCAGTTCTTTCTGAAGCATATCCTCCACCTTCTTGACCTATACCAGACAATTGGGCAATCTTCATAGCTTCAGCACGGATAACAAGTTCCTTGTGTCTGTACATTTGTTCAGCCATTTTCTCTTCTGTAAGTTGTTTTTTAGCTTTAAGGTTGATTGCAACCAAGTTATTCGCACAAACAACACGAGCATTTGGACTTACTTTAGGATTATTTACTGTTTGGTGCATGTACTGAATAGAGTCAATCATAGCATCGTCTGTTAAAGCAATAATTTTTTCTAAAGATACTCTTTTCTTTTGGGCTTCTTTAAGTTTTTTCTGAGCATTAGTCATTAACTCAGAGCCAATTGGAGTATCTTGAGAAGAAACTTCTAAGTCTTCACGTTCCTGTGACATACTTAACTCCTTTAAATATTAAAATCACCTACAAAAAACATGATTTCCTATCTTGGTTATCTTATAATTACCGTTAGAGCAACTACTGCCTCGATTGAAGTAGAGTGCCCTATTGGTGAAGTTTGTAGGTCTTTTTACTTTATATTTAGTAACGGCTTTCTCATCATGAACATACTTTTTGGCAATTGCATGACAATCTTCCCATTCTTTTCGTGCTGGTGTCCCCTCTTTAGGTGGCTTTACATTTCTAATTCCTGTAAATTGACCTTTCTGGTAAATCACACCACATACATCCTTGTTCCATTCAATAGATCGTGTTGCTACCACTTCTGCAACAGCTTGTTTACCTTTAAGTGGCTCACCACGAGCTTCTGAAAAGATAACCAATGCCATACACATTAAACTAGACAAAACTAACTCCTTGATCAAAAACTATTCATTTTATCACAGAAAGTTAGTTTGTCAAATTGTCTAGAGGAGTGGTACAAAACCTTTGGGGTTGAAAGTGCTGCACACAAGATAACATTAATGATTCTATTACGTTGAATATTTCATAAAAGCAAACCTGTCAGATGTATCTGTGATTGAAAAAGGTGTTTCAGATATTCCTAGCGATACAAGTTTGTATGTTCCTGAATAATCAGTAGTATACGAGGGAGAGTAAATAACAGTAGAAAGCATGGTTTCGGTATACTCTAAAACCATGCCCAGTTTTGCAGCAGAGGGAATTGATCCACTTTGCACTCCCATTTTTGAAACAGTACCGCCACTTTTCCTGCTTTCTTGAATATAAACATATGAAACAGATTCGATATAATTTCCTTTTCCACCAATATTGGCGTCTGAGTATGTGTTAAAGTCACCACCAAGCCATGAATTAAAAACACGATATGAACCGTTTGGTTTGATTTTAATGGTATTATTTAATACCTTAGAGTCATCACTAAACACAAAGTTTAGTAAGCTATAAGTCTTATCAATTGCGGGAAATTTAGAGTTGATATTGAAGTCAAACAAGCAGTCTTGCATGTATTCCAGATACATCAACATACCGTGTCGCCGATTAATAAATTTAGAAAAGTCATACTCATTTCCAGAGAACTCCCACCCCTTAAAATAATCATTTGCAGTGCTTGTGCTAACGTCACGATTCAGAATCGTATTCAATTTCATCGAGTTGTTTAGAAATTTAAGATTCTCACGAACATAACTACCAACAAATCTAACAGCACTGACAATCTGATTATTTAGAATTTCATCAGTAGCGCTGAATGTATTGTCACGAATTAAAATATGATCCAAAACTTCAGCAGAATAAGTAATGTTAGGAACAGTATCTCCTTCAGGCCATACGGTAAATACGGATGCGCTAAGATCGGATGGGTAGCTTAATCCTCTAACTCCTGAATTTGTATACTCTTGTAAAGTTGGCGCTTCAATAAAAGTTACATTATTATCATAAAACTCAAGATCATTTAATTTTGCAGTTTGATTTGGTATCGACCAGAATCCAAGAGCCGATCTTGATATGGTTGCAGTATTGTTGTACGCTTTTTGATCATAAACTATTTCGTTAGAATCTAAAGATTGATCTGTCCGTAAAATTGCACTAAATAGCATATTTGGATACCCATTTATGCGGTTATTGTAAAACCACTGGTTTGATCCGTGCAATTCACAAGCGCAAGAGTTTAATTTACCTTTAACTGTTGTAAATATAAAATCGTTATCATGCACTTTTATATTCTTACCGATACAATAAATAGTAGAATGATCATGAAATAATGATGTATCAGACATCAAATTGATAAATGTATTTCCAAATATTTCAATATTTGTTGATGTTTTTGAAGATTGAAAGGCATTTGCAAAATCACCCCCTTCAAAAGTCAAGCCGTAAACTTTCATATTATCAATTGATGCTTTTATAGCCCATCTGTAGCCGTCCTGTGGAGCATCTGGACTTGATGTTTCAGAAAAGTCTAATTTTCCCCCTCCATAGATATTAATGTTTTTATGTTTACTTCTTCCATACCAATCATTTGAATCTTCTCGATACATAGCACTAAGAATGTTGCACTTTGGTTGTTCGGCAGTACCCCTGTAAAATGAGCCAAATTTTAATACTGAATTTGGTTGAATAACCAGATCAACATTTGATACTAAACGAATAGCATTTTTTTCATTGAACTGAACAGGGTCAATCATTTTTCCAGTTCGAGGACATTGACTGTTAAAATAAAAAACACCATCACAAACAACAGTTCCACTTAATGAATTGACTTCCAATGCATACATAAGCTTGTCAAAATTAAGTGTGTCATCAGTAACTCCATCTCCATAACAACCAGACATATAGGGTGTATAGATATTAAATGGAACTTCTCTAACCCATCCGTTGAAGCACAAAACACCGTCATTTACACTTGATTTAGAAGAGTCATAATAAAATTCACCACCACCATTTAAGCGGTTGCTAGGTTTATCAAAGTGTCGTACAACAATAATTTCTCCATGTTTTGGATTATTAATACTTGATAGATCGGAGATAGAGTCTACAAAAGGAATGGAGTTTTTAATAACACTCCAACCATTCATATTTGCATTAGGATTGTTAACGTTATTAGGAATTGTTGATTTAACAATATCCCCATTATCGAGCATTAGTCTGGCATTTAATGGGTAGCCACCAATTGCCTCAGCAAATGCTTGATCAAATGTCGGGGTTAATCCTTGTCTATGGACTGCTATACTATTTACTAATGGTTGAATTTGAGAATCAATCTCTGGTATAGAGCTACCATCAGGTTTTGTTAATTTAGGTACGTTTTGAAAAATTGGTGTTGCAGTGAAATCACCACCAACATCAATAAGATCGGATTGATCCAGTGTAACTGCACCAGTTTGACCATTAAAAGAAGAAACTACTTTATCTTTGTCAGCTTTGAGATCTAATTTTGCGTCTACATCTACCTTATCTGCCTTAGCATCTAAAGCAGCTTGTGTAGCATTGCTGATGGGTTTATCTAGGTCAGCCGTATTATCGACATTAGAAGTTCTACTTTCTAGTGTCTGCACCCTGCCAGCAAGCCCTGAAGAGGTTTGTTCTACTGACTCTATTGCATCATCAAGTTGTTCTTGATTTACAAGGTTACCTTCTTGAATCGTGAAGTCTTTAATTTGATTAGGAGTAACAGCTAAGTCTCCTACATCTCCAGTAGGTAGCTTTTCATTTCCTGAAACAGTACCTTTAAGGGGCATATCCCCAATTTTAATACCTGTGACTAATACATCAGCCATTACTTAATCCCTCTTATCTAATTCCTTGGAATTTCCATTTAAGTTACTTGAGTTTAAAATCTCTATCTCAGTTAAATAATTATTGTGACTTTGGATAACTGCCTGTAGGTCAATTGCTAAGGAGTCTGCTTCCCGACCCATTTCTGTAAGCTCTTGTGCACATTCGATGAATGATCTGCTTGTGGATTCGGGTTCTGTAGCTTTGGTAGCTGGTACACTGGAATCGGTAGTGACCCAACCCCCACCTTTGGTTCCTGAATCTTGCTGCTTTGACAACCTACGAGTAAGCTCATCAAGAAGAGCACGGTTATCGGCATAAGTAGCTTCAACTTCTTGATTTTTCCTTTCAATTTGTCCATTGACTTCCTCCAAATCTTTTACTAATCGTTTGTTTATGTGCACGACCTCTGCATATCTCTTCTGGAATTCCTTTTCATATGCCTGTACGTATGCACTGTGATATGCCTTTTGAGTATCCAAATCAGTTTTAGCATCTTTTAACTCACCTTTAAGGTGACTGGTATAAAGCACTGAGAATAAAATCAAGAAACTAATTAAGGCTAACTTCCAGTTTTTAAGTAAAGAACCAACTAAACCTGTCAGGAAATCCAAGACAAGTGTTTTAAAGACTAACATGCCATTCACCTATATTCTGTTAAAGTTTTCCAGCAACAATCATTACTTCAGCTAACTCCTCTTCATCTCTAATGAGTTGTTCTACTTGTTCACTGGTTAGACAAACCCCACCAACATGACTGCAATCGAGACAAATGGTCTGGTGGATTACTTGTTTTTCTGGATTATTTCCTTTAGGTAAAGAGCACACACCAGTATCGATAATTACATTATGACTGGAGCACTCTGAACATGTTATTTTTAAAGGTTTTGCTTGAACAGCTTCTTTAGGAACAATACTGAAGGAAATTTTACCAGATTTCTTTTTGCTTTTACGCATATGAAACCTTCCTTGTAAGTTATTGGGACAATCACATCCTAGTGATCAATATGTTTACTTATTGTGGTTATCCTATACTAATTACAATAGCACAGTTTATCTCTTTGTCAAGTTGTTTCTTTAAGATGTACCTTTAGGTATCCTTTAGGGATCTTCTTAAGTTTTAACCTTTAGGTTTTTCCTTTGTTTGGGTTGTTTGTTTTAAAAATTACCCACCCACCAAATTTAACCTTTAGGTTATCCTTTTAGGTAAGTTTTTATGTGCTCTTTTATTTTCTTTTTAAGGTATCCTTTTCGATGTTTCTTTTCTCAAGGGACGATAAATTTTAGTGCTACAAGTTCTTGTTTTTTAAGTTAAATTTTTTGCCGTTTTTTAATTTCTGGAAGTGAGGTTTCCAAAGGTGATTTTTATGGTGCTTGTATTTGGTGATTTTTAGTGCTAAAATAAACAAAATTTTTAGGAGGTTTTATGAGAAAATATGCAACTAGGCAGCTTAAGTCATTTAAGCACCAGTGGAAAGAATATCCAGAAAAAAGAGTAAAGCTGATTTGGATGGCTTTTGTAATTTGGTTCTTGTTTGCACCGGTAATGTACATCCTTATGTTTTTTATTGGCTTGCTTACTCTCAATAACCCGCATCGCTTTGCTGTAGATGCACTTAATGAATTATCTTAAGGAGATAAAAATGGAAAAGATAACTGCAAAAGAAGCTAGAAAGATGGCTGATAGTTTTGATGAGGGTAACACAGAAGAAGATCTTGAAGAGTGCTATAAAAAGATTAAGAGTGCAGCAAGTTCAGGTGCGTTCAGTATATCGCTTGACAAAAAAGTTACAAAAAGAACCTTGGAGGAGTTAAGGAAGTCTGGTTATACAGCATTTGTACTTACTGGGAAAACTCATATATCTTGGTTGGTTTCTATGGGGGATGAAGAATGATCATTTATGGAAAATGGGTGAGTTCATACAGAGATGGTGATCTAGTACAGTTTATACCCAGAGATTGTGGTAGGGTTTTGGTTGGTAAGCTGAAACTTAATAGTGAGTATTACAACAGTGAAAAATCCACAATAGTCACTGAAGAAGGTAGGGCATATAGACCATCTGAAATCTTGGTGCTAAGCCCTTACAATAGCTACTACATAAATAACCAAGATGATTTATATGATGTTATTTTAGAAAGTTATTTAGGGAGTCAGAGATCTTATGAAAATAACTACCAATGATAAAAGAGGTATCGGTAAAGAGAAAGGGGTGTTTGTCTACACTTTTCTTGATAGTGATGGTGATGCTAATGGTTTGAGAATTGTTATAAGTGACGACTTCAAACCAAACTTCCTGTGTGAGCAAGATTTAATCAGTGTGCAAGAAGATAATAGTATTAACTTCTATGATACAAGAAGAAATATGCTTGATGAAGTTTCATGTCAAAAAGTTGGAATTCTCTCGAAGAGTGAGTTGGATCAGTTGATAACTAGCCTAATTTCTGCCTACAATTTAATGGAGGATGACAATGTTTGACTTAGAAACCACAGGTAATCTCGCAAGGCTTCACACTCAGTTACACTCTCTTCATGTTCGTCTTGAGAAGTTGAAGACTGAGAGGGATGTATTTGCGGAAAAAGAAAAGTACGATAAACTTATCGAAGAAACAAATTTAGAGATTGATGAAGTTATTTCTGATATCATGGATAATAACATTTTTGAGGGTTAGTGCATGACTTTAGAAGCTGTTGTGATAGTTGATGGTGACTATATTTCATGCAATGGTTATGAAATTGAAGAGGGAGCTTTAGCATTTTACATTTCTGAAATTGATGGTCGGCAGGTTGCTGAAGCAGAAAGCTTGGAATGTGCACTTAAATGGTGCATGGAGAACTAATATGGTAAAATGTCAATTTTGTGGTAGAAGTATTAAAGAACATGCGATATACTGTCCAATGATCAGTAAAGGAGTTCCTAAATGAAACCAGAACAGTTTATTCGTGAGCAGGGGTTGCCAGAGGCTAAGCAAATTTTAGAAATGGCGCCAGAAGATGCAACTCACTATAGGGATTTAAGTTGCGGAACTAGATACACAAAGAATGTTTCTGAAACTGAATGCTATGTGTGGACCAATAAGCATTGGAGAAGAAGCGTTGTTCCATATCAGATATTTACCAGTGAGGTAATTAAACCACTTTCCGAACTCAAGCGTCTGGTGGAGTCGGTTGATTTAGTAAATAGCTTAGGTGGATTAAAAGCAGCACGTTCAGAAGCTCATAAAGATTGTTTTGTATATAACCAGCCATTGCTAGCAGCTATTGCAGCATACGAATCAATATACGGAGGCGGGGATGAGTAAATTCAAGAATGAGGTGAAAGCCACACTAAAGGATTTTAAAGAGCTTTATACACATGAATGGCATGAGTTTAGCAATGCGGGGCAGTTCTATAAACAAGCATTCCGTGACTTTGCATACGCCACAAAACTTTTACTGATTGGGGTGCTTGGAATTATCTGCCTGATTGTGGCTCCATTCCTAATTCCCTTTGCAATCATGATTCGGACGATAAAAAAATGAAATCAAATACACATAAAACAATTCACTTGCTAGCACAAGACAAAGACGGCTCATCAATCAAATCAATGAAGCAATACCGCTTGGTTGAAGTCGATGAGGTCCTTAAATCGCGCGGCACATTAGAGTTTGCAGGAAATGTAGTTACTGCTGTTAGACCGCATCCACACAATGATGATTCTTGGCAGGTTGAAACTGGAGAAGGCCTAATCTGGGTTGAAGAAAAGAACTTGGAAAGTTTGGAAGGAGCCAGCCATGAGTGAGTTTAGTGATATTGACATGCCCACTATGCCCAAGCCAATTGGGAGTTTGCAAGAATTGCATCCAGAGTTTGAAAAAGTTCTTAATGAGAACTTTTTAGAGTTGATAAGTGACGATTCCAACACAGAAAACCTCATTGGCTGTATTGATAAACCCTCGGATTTGGGCGAATTGGAAACACTAGACAAACTAGAAAACCACATTTCACCGAATTGCAAAGTGGAGGATGTGTGATGGAAAAAGCTAAGAAACATGCCTTTTATCACGAAGGTTTAGATTTAATTTTTATTTGTTATAAAAACTCGGATGGTGATTTTGTTGTAGAAAACACATGTAATGAGAATGGTGTTTGGTGGTTTACTGCCCGTGAGGTTGCAGAAATAGAGTATGACTTGAAGTATAATCAGTATTGGATAGATACACTACGTGAATATTTTGGAGATTAAATGGCTGAGGTAATTGAAGTTCTTGATTCTATTATGGGTTCACATAAAACCACTGGAATTATTAAGTGGATGGAAAAGTACCATGAAGAGAAATATATTTATGTTTCTCCTTTACTCTCTGAGGTGGGTGATGGTGGAAGGTTATCCCAAGCGGTTAGCCGTATATCATTCTCCTACCCAACCACTGAAGATCATGATACTAAATCGGAGCACTTACTTGAACTTCTAAGTAATGGTGAAAATATTGCTTGTACGCATAGCCTGTACATGTCCCTGACCAACGAGCACTTAGACCTTGTTGAATATCATGGCTACACCGTTGTGATTGACGAGGAGATCAATGTTATCGAAGGTTTTGATAAGTATTCCATAGATGATTATAAGTGGTTGTACTCGAATGAGAAAGTTTCAGTAGATCCACATGATGGTATGCTATCTTGGGTGTGCGACCAGCCAGTTGGGAAAGCTCATAAATATTACATGTTGAAGCAGTATTGTGATAGTCAGTGCCTTTATGTTGCCAAGAGAAGTAATTTAATGATGGTGACTCAACTACCTATCAGGTTAATGACAGTGGCTAAAAGGGTGGTTATCCTCACTTATATGTTTGAAGGTAACATTTTAGATCGTTTCTTAAGGTTGAAGGGTGTTGAATCTAAACCTTTTAGAGAAATTGAGGTAACGAAGACATCTAAAGACACCATTCGTGATTTAATTGAATTGGTTGAACCTAGGGCTGACTTGTCAATTTCCACTGGTTTGTCAAGTAGTTGGTATAAAAGAGCTAGTCAGGCTCAACTTGATGTGGTTGGTAAATACATTAGAAGTGTTGCCATGAAGTATAAAGCCACACCAGATGATTTAATGTACACAATACCAAAAGAAAGACATGTTGGAAGTAAAAACTTAGTTAAACCAAAAGGTTATTACCGTAAAAGAAGTAACGATGGCTCTTGGAGTTACTGTTGGTTACCTGTTCAGACAAGAGCAACTAATGATTATGCTGACAAGTCAGTTTTAGTGCACTGTTATGATCGTTACCCGATGGTTAGTGTGGAGTCATACCTCCAAGATTATGGATATCCGATTTCCCGTGAGGTTTTTGCCTTGTCGGAGATGCTTCAATGGGTTTGGCGTTCAAGAATACGTAAAGGTGAGAAAATTGTGCTTGCAATAGCATCAAAACGTATGTATAGTTTGTTTAGAGATTGGTTAAACAAAGATTAGTTGAAAGATATTGATTAGTGAGGATAAAATGCACGTTAAAACTATTTATGTTGCAGATGATGGTAAAGAGTTTAGCACGCCTGAAGAAGCTCTTAGATATGAGGAATCTGAGAAGTATAAGCATGACAAGAAAGCAAAAGGTTGGCTTGGTAGTTATGCTGGGAAAAGGTTGTTAAAGAAGCACTCTCTGGATGAAGAAGGTTTGTGGACTGTGTATGGAGAGGACCCAAACTGTGATTTTGGTGGTTATCACCATCGTCCAAAACTTGGTGTATATCAAGGAAAACTTTCGGATATTGTGCAACTCGCTGTTACCATTAGTGATTTCTACACTCATGGTGCTGGTGGCGATATTGAAAAGGTTGAAGTAACTAAAGTTAATTATAAATAATAGGAGAGTTTAGATGTCTGAATTTAATCCTGTAGGGTTTGTCAATTTGACAAGCACTAGTATTAGCTACATGCAGAAAGAAGCGATAAAAAACCTCAAGAAGTACCTTGAGGATCGTGCAAAGTTCTTTGAGGTGATGGAAAAGTTGTCATATGAAGAATGTGCTGTTTACCAACATAGCTTCTTAGGTATTGAGTGGGGTAAGAAATCCTTGAAGCGTTTGAAAATTTACACGGGTCAACAATCTCGGTTTCGACAATATGCTAAAGCTAAACGTGTTAAGTATGAGCAAGACATGAAGGTTTTGGAGTTGTTAGATACTTCAGGGGTATCGTCAAGTGTTTATGTTAGTTTAGAAGCTAAGCGAGTTCTTGATAAATGGTTCAATTATAAAGAAGAGTCATTTCAAGAGTGGTACGATGACTTTAGAAGTTTCTCTCAGTATATTTACTACATTGTATACCCAACACTTCAGGAGGCTATAGAGGAATACAAGAAATGACACTTTTAGGTTTTGTATTGATGTTGGCCTTAAATGCTTGCTTTTTTGGTATGGCTATTATGGTAAGTAGGAATTTCAAACAGTTTTTACTTATGATGTTTATTTTTATTATTATTTTGGAGTTAATAACTATCTATGCAAACTTATGATGAATATAAACTTTTCGGTTTGATTGATGAGTTTAAAAGTGCAGACAACATCCAGTCTGTACGTTGTGGTAAGATGGAGGTGCACACCTTGAGTAAAGGTGATAATGTCCTTCAGATTGAAATTGTTGGTAGTGTTGGTGAAGTTACACTAAATGGTGAAAAGGTTTATGAATACCTTAGATTTGAGCACTTAATCTAATGGCTAAAGGTTATAGGAACCCTGTAGCGAAAAATCTTCACAAATTTAACCAGCCTAAGACCTTTCGGGATAAAAAGAAAGATGTTAAGCTGGGTTATGATGAGGGTATTGTAAGACAGGATTTGGAGGAAGCACTTGATGATCAAGAATCTTGTGAAGAAAAAGATGAAAGAAGAGGAACAAAAACCTGAGTGGTATCATGAACACATGCAAAAGGTAGCTACTGAGAAAAAGGTCCAGCAAGATGAAGAGGATAAAAAAGCTTTCCTTAAAAAGCAGTTCATTAAGCATGTCATTGAGTTTGAAGACCTGATGAATGTTCGTTTTGACTTTGAAAGTTATGATGGGAGGGATCTCTATCGAGATGTTGGAAATTCACCTCTCAAAGATTACGACATCGATTATAGCTATGGTTCATGTACGGTTCGTAGAAATGATGCATACAAGTGCAAGTTTCAAGTTAAAAACTTTGATGTTGCTCTTGCTCGTGGATGGAAGGGTGTGTTAGGATACTATTGTAGAACTGATGCATTCCAGATTTTTGCAATATGTATGTCAGTTCTGTTGGTAATAGGGTTAGTAGCAGTTATTTTTCATTGATATTTTGGAGTAATTATGAAAATTTACATGATTCGTGGTAAAAAGAACGGTAAGTACCTAGCTGCTGGTATGACTGTGACAAAAAATGGTAAATGCTGGACCTCTTTGGGTGCACTGAAAAATGCCCTACAGTTAAATCGACTATTCCGTGATGGTGTTTACAAAGAACAGTACACCAGAAATGAGCCTGAAGGTTACGACCTGATTACGATTGATGTGGATAGTGCAACTATTACCAAAACTGACATGAAAGAGTGGTGCACCGAAAACCAAGTATCTGGAGCTTAATAATGAGAACTGCCAAACGTTGTAAGAACAAGGTAAGTGGTAAGGTTGTTATTGCGGTAATGTTTGGTGGTTCCTCCACCGACATTGCTACTCTAGCACTTTGGATGGAAGTTGGTGGTGTATATAAGCCTTCGGCAATAACCACATGTGATATACGTGAGTTTGAATTCACTGATCCAGAGTATGGATTACAGATTGCTAATATGGGTGATTACATTATGTATGATGGAAAAGGTTACTTTGTAGCTAAGTCTGAGTGGTTTGATTCTTGTTGGGAGAAGTTGTGTGAATGATGATCAATTAATTGTTGTTCAGGGTATGAAACCTAGTGAAAAGCTTTACATACTTGCATTAATTCATGGTCTTGGTTGGAAGTGGGCGCAACCAAGAGATGGAAACAATGTTGAGATATCTAAAAAAACAGATGTAGATTTCTTTATAGTATATGCTTGTAGATTGTGGTATGGTTATTATGGAGAACATGACACAGTGTATAAAGATTTACATAGAGTCACTATTTCTGACCTTGAGGTTTCTTATAAGAAGAGATTAGAGTCTGGTCAGGTATCGGAAGAGTTGAAAGGTTTTGTATCAGAATTAATTCATAAATCAGGACACCTTGGAGGTTTATAATGATTCCATATCAACTGCCTGAAAGATTTTTACAAGGAGAGTAAGATGAAGGTGTTAAAAGAACCTACAAAAGATCAAGTAGGTTATGCTTTAGGTTCGGATGATATGAATTTCATCTTGTACAGCTTAAGTATTGCAAAAAGTGGAAAGCAAGAGGGTGAAATTCGAAGAACACCTATAGGTTATTTCTCGACTGTTAAGGCTTGTTTAGAGCGTGTTAAGTTCATGGAGGTAATATCTAGTGACTTAAATGATTTAGAAGCCTTAGACAAGCGTGTACAAGCTACAATTGATGCTTGCATTAAAAATCTAGGTGATTTAAACTTCATACATAAACATTAATCTTTTGGAGATAATTGATGATCAATACTGACACGTTAAGTTTTTTAGTTTCTTTATATCTGATGTACGGTTGCTTTAATGCTGGTAAGCTGGCAGTTATGATTAAGTTGGATCGAGCACAGAAAAAACAAGCTGTTAATTCATTTGCTTTATCACTGATAATCATATTTGTTATGTTCTTCTGGGCACCTGTCATGCTTTATGCATTCTTATGTGGTAAGAATGTAGGTACAACTAAAGGGGATTAACATGAACTGGAAAATAGTTGTGATGATTATAGGTATGCTTGTGATATCGGTTATTATGGGAGGTTTTGCCTTTGTTGGGTTTAAACTACTTCAACTAATGTGGGGGTTTTTATTTTGAATAAATATACTGCTCTTGTTGTCTGTACAGGAATTGTTTGTTATACTGTCCTTATGGTTTGTATAACAATTTGGGGTGGATGATGGCTTTAAAGGGTGTAACTAGCTATAACAATGGTCAATACCAGTGTGGGAAACCTAGATTAGTCATGCACAACAGCTTTCTAGGTGCCATTCAGATGAAAAGTGTCCATTCATCTGTTGTTCGAACATTTGTGGGTCGTAAAGAGCACTTAGAATCTGCTACACACTGGATGGTTAGTATTGAAGGAATGTTGACTGTTCTACACATACGAAATGGTAGTTGCTTATTGTGTACAATTAGTGAGGGTAAGTCACCAAGGTGGGTATCCTTCAATATTCAAACTGTTGACAATTACATACAGAATAATTGTTATGCTTATGGTATCTTGACAGATCTTGATAAGCGTGAGATAATTAGAGTTCGGTATGATATTTAATTAAAAATTGAGGGCTTAGTGCCCTCTTTTTCATGGATGGTGTTTATGAAAGATAAACCTGTAAAACACACCAATGGGTCCTGTAAAGGTTCTGGTGTTTTGATTTTTAAGGAAAGTGGTAAGGAATTCAATGAGTTATTTGGGATAGAGATGCCTGTAATAACCTTAGAATGTTCAAAATGTGGGGAGTTATCTGTGGAAGAAATGCCATCTGAGAAACTCCTAACAGGCTATGATGACTTGGAAGAGATCTGAGGTTATCCTCACAAGGAGGTGTTATGAGTGAGTCTAGTTTGCAACTACTCTATTTGGTTTTAAACTTTTGTATTATATTTTTATCTGCTGTTATAACTAAGTGCTTACTCTTTGCCTTGGATTTCGTTGGGTGGGGATTTGATCAAAGTATCTTGACAGTGGGAATTCTCTCAATTATCATATACAACATCATATGCACACTTGTAGAATGTTTCTTTAATTCAAGATTTGGATACGGTGGAGATGATGAAGAGGAATAAATAGTTGACACATTGTTAAAACGTGGTAAACTTATTTAAGTAGTAAAGTAACTTATTTGTCACATAGGAGTGTATTCGTGGCTAAACGCAAAGCTTATAAAGATGGTTATGGTCTTGGTCTTAGTGTTGAGATGTCTGATGGTTATGGTCTTGGCGATAAACTTCAGAGAAAACTTAATGATAAAGCCCGTACTTTAGATCGAAAAAGTAAGCGAAGTAATAAACGTGAAGGATTAGAAGGTTAAGGAGTTCTTAATGTCCGAATTAAATACAACATTTGCACCAAAACTTAGACGACTTGAAGATGGTAAAATCGAAGTAAGTGTCTATTCAAACTCTTTTCACAAGAGTAATCAGAATCTTCTTGTGCTTAGCAAGTGGGGATTTGAATTGTCTGAAACTGTGCTTTCAAGAACACAAGGAAATATCGCATTAGGTTCTAGTGCACGTTTCATTGTTTTTGTTAATGGTACAGATGATCTTGTAAGTAAACACTTTCCATTAGCTTATGCTGCATTCAAAGTTGGTGAACAACCAAAAGAAGAACCAGTAAAACAAGCTGAGATTCCTAAAGAAGTTGAAGTGGAAGTTGAAAAACAAAAACCAGCAGAAGTAGCTACAAAATCTCAACCAAAACGAGCTTCTAAAGCAAAATCAGTTGACTCTGAATAAGATAACTGGTAAATTAACCCTGAAGGTAATCCTTCAGGGTTTTTTATTACTTAAATTTTATGTTTTGGAGGTGTTTATGGATGTAGAAGGTCCTTTAAGTAAGGCTTTTGCAATTTTTGCGATTAGTTTTTTTGGAGTAACTTTTGTTTTAGCCATAATTGGTCTTATAATTGCATCTCGTGGTGTTGTTTTAGTTCCAATAATTGCATTTTTAATGATATTTCTAGTGTGTTTCTTCCTAGAGAATAAACAAGCTATCTTTAACAAATTTAAAAGAGGTGAAAAATGAGTGAAATTCATGAGGTTTTACTGTCAGGAAGTGGTCCAGATACTGTCAGCGTTGTCATTGTGAGTGATCGAGAGGTTGCTGAGAAGGTGAAAGAGGCACTTGAACCTATAATCAAAGAGATTGAGATATTCTCTCATGATTACAGAAGAGTGGAGTGCGCTATGATGAAAGACTTCGAAGAGGAGAGACATAAATATAAAGATGTTATGGAGTATATCTCAGCACGGACTGTTATGATACGTCAAAAAATAGGCTGGGATGAAAATTTTAAGAAATTTAAAGAAAGACTTTCTGCCATAGTTTCTTTTGAAGATAGTTATTCGGGATTTGGTGAATATCAACTTGAAACTATGATGCAATGGGGTTTTTATGACCATGTTGAAGTTATTACTTATAAGAGTGAAGACGAACGAGTAAATCAGGAGTTCTTGAATGGTTGATTTGGTTAAAGTAGTGAAACCTCGCAAGGGTAAGGTGTGGTTCTGTGGGGATATTCATGGGTGTTTGGACCTTTTAATGGGAGTTCTTCAGTCAAAAGGCTTTAATTTTGAGGAAGACCTCTTAATTTGTACTGGTGATTTGGTGGATCGTGGGAAGCAAAACCTAGAGGTTATCCAATTATTAAAAGAGGATTGGTTTGAATCTGTAAGGGGTAACCATGAAGACTTAGCCATTCAAGGTTTATACAATGAGAGTTATGCACGATGCCATATTGATAATGGTGGTGCTTGGTTTTACCAATTAGATGGTCAAGCTATGTATAACATTGCTAAAGTCTTTGCTGAGCTACCTTTGATCATTGAGATAGATGTGCACGGTAAACGGTTTGTAGTAACTCATGCAGATTACCCTTACAATGAATACCATGAGGGGGTTTACCACCTCAAGGCAAAACATAAGGTATGTGGACGAGAACTACAGGATATTTTAATGTGGGAGCGTTCAACAATTCAATCTTTGGAGGAAATTCAACCAATTTCTGGTGTAGATTTGATGATACATGGTCATTCTGTAACCAGAGGAAGAAAAATTTTAAGAGGTAACCAACTTTTTATTGACTATGGTGGTTGCTTCGGTTATGGTATGTGTGTAGTTAGCGCAGAAGAGCTAATAAAAACTTACTTAAATTAAAACTCTTGGAGTAAATAATGTATATACCTAAAGATATTTGGCTTG